CAATAAAGGAGACAGTATCGAAGGGCTATTTGACACGGTTAAAGATGTGGCAAATATTTCAAAGTGGGCTGGTGGAATCGGGCTGCACGTTCACGACGTAAGAGCTAGGGGCAGCTTCATCAAGGGCACAGGGGGTCAGTCTGACGGCCTAGTTCCAATGATGAGAACTTACAATGAAGTCGCTCGTTGGATTAACCAAGGAGGAAAGCGCAAGGGGTCGTTCGCCATCTATCTTGAGCCTTGGCACGCTGATGTGTATGAGTTTATTGAACTTAGAAAGAATCACGGCAAAGAAGAGATGAGGGCGAGAGATTTATTTTTGGCCTTATGGGTTCCAGACCTGTTCATGAAGCGCGTAAAAGACGATGGTGAATGGAGTTTATTTTGCCCTAGTGATGCTAAAGGCCTCTCGGATACTTATGGGGAAAGATTTGAGGAGTTATATCAAGAGTATGAAAAGAAAGGTTTAGCCCGTAAGACTGTTAGCGCCAGAGCCTTATGGACGGAGATTCTAAAGGCTCAAATAGAAACTGGCACGCCCTATATACTATACAAAGACGCCGCTAATAATAAGTCTAATCAAAAAAACGTAGGGACAATCAAGTCTAGCAATCTTTGCACAGAGATTATCGAATACTCAGACTCTAAAGAGCAAGCCGTTTGTAATTTAGCTAGTATAGCAGTTAATAAATTCGTGATTATACCTACGGGACAAGTACGCTCTCAGGATAAATCGAAAAGAGGGTACGATTTAGATGAGCTAGAAGAATGTGCTTATCAAGTAAGCCTCAATCTTAATAAAGTAATTGATATAAATTTTTACCCAACAAAGGAAACGAAGAAGTCCAACTTCCGTCACCGCCCCATAGGCATTGGGGTGCAAGGGCTTGCTGACGCATTCGCTTTGCTTGGGTATGCTTTTGACTCGCCTGAGGCGGCGAAACTAAACAAAGAGATATTCGCCGCCATCTATCACGGAGCCATGAGGGCTTCGGTAGGTTTAGCTAAAAAGGATGGAGCTTATGACTCGTTCAAAGGCTCACCTATTTCCGAGGGTAAGTTTCAATTTGATTTATGGGGCATAACGCCCACCGAGACTTGGGATTGGGAGCACCTAAGGAAAGGAATTGCGAAACATGGAGTTAGAAATTCACTCTTACTTGCTCCTATGCCAACGGCCTCAACAGCTCAAATTCTAGGTAACAACGAGTGCTTCGAGCCTTTTACTAGCAACTTATATAAAAGAAATACGCTAGGTGGAGAGTTCGTAGTCATTAATAAACACTTAATTCAAGATTTAATTAATTTAAATATCTGGAATGAAAGTATGAAGCTTAAAATGTTTGAACACAACGGCTCAATCCAAGAGATAGAGGGCATACCTGAGGATATAAAAGCTCTTTACAAAACGGTTTGGGAAATTCCTCAAAGAGTCGTTATTGATATGGCGGCTGATAGAGGGGCTTACATTTGTCAGTCTCAGTCTATGAACTTATTTATGCCAGATGTAAACGTAGGCAAATTAAACTCTGCGCATTTTTACGCTTGGACGAAAGGCCTTAAAACGGGCATGTATTACCTTAGAACGCAAAGCAAAGCCACGGCTTTGAAAGGTTTAGGTGTAGATTTAAACAAACAAGAGAAAGAATTAGCGTGTTCCATAGATAATCCAGAAAATTGTGAGGCTTGCGGCTCCTAGTATGTGTAATTACATATGAGATGGATTATCAAGTTATCTTTAATATTGCTTTGGGTGTGATTGGTACTGTGGCTGGTTGGTTTTTTAAGCTTGCTCACGATAAAATTAAGGAATTAGAGATGGAAATCAATGATGTTGAAGAAAATCACGAAGATGACCACAGGGAAGTAGTTCAAAGAATCAACGACTTAGCCCTTTCTTTACCTGACAAATACGTTAATAAAAATGATTTTGAAAACTTAGTCAAGGTTGTTCATCACCGCTTCGATAGAATAGAAGAGAAGCTAGACTCTCTCAAAAAATAAATTTACTTTCAAATACTCTTGTGCTATAATTTAGTGTGGCGAAGACACTATTATTTTGCACTTCCTACTTCGAAACAGAGGAAATTTACTATCTTAGATACAAGAAGTGGATTTCTTATTACCTTTCTTTAGATTTTTCTAAAGATAAAGACGTCTTCATGTTGGATGATAATTCCGACCTGAATGTGGCTGACAACCTCTACAACTTTATAGAAGGTGAGATAACAGAAAAAACCAAGATTGAGCGCATGAATTTCTTTCATTTTGACCAAAGATGGGGAGGCGCTCGCACAGCTAACCACGCTGGATGGTACAGGAGCTTTCTATTCTCTTTAGATATTGCAGACGTACTAGGATACGAAAAGATAATTCATATAGAATCAGATTTATACCTTCTTACCCCAAAGATTTGCGAGCACATAGATAACATTAATAGTGGATGGGTTTCATTTAAATGCCCAACCTACGGTTTCCCAGAGAGCTCGCTGCAAATTATAAATAAAGATAATTTTGGAAAGTTCAGAAATTTTAAGAATGAACTGCAAGCCAAGGGTCTTGACAACCTAGGCTCTCAACAGGTAGAATGGTTACTGCCCTTATCAAAAATAGAAGATGAATTTACGGGCGATAGATACGGAGAAAAAGCCGTTAAGCAATCCAAGGATATGGATTATTACGCTCAGTCTAGACTCAACCAAAACTTTGTCTTTGACTTAAAATGAATAAAGGCATCATACTTTCTGGTGGTACAGGGTCAAGGCTATACCCTCTAACTACAATTGTAAATAAACAATTGTTACATGTTTACGATAAGCCTATGGTTTACTACCCTCTCAGCACATTAATCAGAAAAGGAATTAGAGACATATGTATTATATCAAGCCCCTCTTATATTCAACACTATCTTAGATTATTTATAAACAGCTCCGAACTAGGATTAAACATAGAGTTTAGAGCGCAGATTGCCCCCAAAGGAATCCCTGAGGCTTTAACTATATCAGAAGACTTCATAGGTAAGGACTCATGCTGTCTTATACTTGGTGATAATATATTTCATGGAGCGCAGAGATATACCATCCCAGAAGAAGGCGCTATGATATTTGGATACGCTGTCAAACATCCTTCAAGGTATGGAGTGGTGGAGTTTAACAGTAAAGGCAATGCGATATCTATAGAAGAGAAGCCAGAAAAACCCAAAAGTAAGTATGCTATACCTGGTATTTATTTCCTAGATAATAAGAGTATTAAATATGCAAAAGAGCTAAATCCATCCGAGCGAGGAGAGCTAGAGATAACAGATTTAATCAAAAGATATCTAAAAGATGACGCTTTAAAAGTAACAAAATTAAACAGGGGATTTGTTTGGCTGGACGCTGGATTACCCTCAACGCTACATCAAGCCTCAAGCTATATTCAGACCATTCAAGAGCGTCAAGACGTATCAATAGGGTGTATAGAAGAGGACTGCTACAGGGCGGGGTTCATAGATAAAAGACAATTGAAAAAAATAGTTGAAACATACCCCGATTCAGAGTATAGGTTATACCTAGAGAGAGTCTTATCAGAATGAGTCAAGCAGTATTATTAAATGATGAAACCGCCAATGTAGTCTTATTCGGTGGCAGCGGTTATGTGGGTTCACTTTTCCAAGAAGTCCTAAAAGAAAGGGGCGTAACGTATTTCGCTCCAAGCAGTAGCATGTTAAACATGCTTCATCACGGTAGCGTAGAAGCGATTCTGGACGCCATGAAGCCAACGTTTGTCATAAACTGCGCTGGATATACAGGAAAGCCTAATGTGGATGCGTGCGAATCATTCAAGGAAGAAACTAGGTCAGGCAACGTACTAGCACCCTTTAACTTAGCTCAAACATGCGATAAGCTTGGTATAGCTTGGGGTCATGTATCCTCTGGTTGCATCTATAACGGATATGATAAAGACTTCACGGAAGCAGACGAGCCTAATTTCTGTTTTGATAATCCACCTTGTAGCTATTACAGCGGCACAAAAGCTGAAGCAGAAAAAATGCTTAAGGATATGGGCTGTTACATTTGGAGGCTTAGAATTCCTTTTGACGAATTTGACTCTCCGAGAAACTATATATCCAAAGTGATGAATTACGATACTCTATTAGATGTGCCTAATTCTATATCTCATAGGAGAGATTTCGTAGAAGCGTGTTTAGACCTCTGGGGCAGCAACGCAGACCACGGCATATATAACGTAACTAACGGAGGCAGCGTTAAAGCTTCGGAGGTCCTTGACTTATTTACAAGCACGCACGGAGATACGTTTGAACACAAAAACTTTATGAATGACATAGAAGGTTTTTACAAAAAAGTAGGTTGTGCAACGCCTAGGTCTAACTGCGTACTCAGTAACGAGAAACTATTAAACGCAGGAATAAAAATGAGGACAGCTAAAGAAGCTCTTCAGGACGCGGTTGAAAACTGGAAGCTTAATGAAGACTAAAGTTATAGCGGAGATTGGGATTAACCATAACGGATGCGTTGAAACAGCGAAAAAGCTTATCGACGTAGCCGTTATCGCTGGCTGTCATTACGTTAAGTTTCAAAAGAGGAATCCAGACCTCTGTGTGCCCGAACATCAAAAAGACAAGCTCAAGAGTACGCCTTGGGGGGAGATGACCTATCTAGAGTACAAGCATAAAACAGAATTTAACTACGACCAGTACAACGAAATCTTCGATTATTGTAATGATAAAAAAATCCATTGTTTTGCAAGCGTTTGGGATACAGACTCGGTTGATTTCATGTATAAATTTACAGACATAGCTAAAATTCCGTCAGCCTTAATTACAGATTTAGACCTGTGCAAATACGCAAGGGAAAATAACGCCAAACTTATGGTGTCTACGGGCATGTCAACAGAGAATGAGGTTAAGGCGTGCGTCGAAGCTTGCGGTCCAGATGTAATTTTCCACACCAACTCAACATACCCCTCTCCTGTTTCAGAGCTTAACCTATCCTACCTTTACTGGCTTCAAGGCAAGTATCGAAATGCTAAAATAGGCTATAGCGGGCATGAGTATGGGCTTGTACCCACATTTGCGGCTGTGGTCATGGGGGCCAAATACGTTGAAAGACATATCACTTTAGATAGAACCATGTGGGGCTCAGACCAAATGGCTTCAGTGGAACCAGCGGGGCTGATTAAAATGGTGAAAGGGATAAGAGATGTTGAGTCCAGTATAGGAGTAGGTGGCCCAAGGCAGCTGCTAGAAAGCGAAAAAGCCAAAAGAGAAAGCTTAAGAAAATAAAATGATACCTAAAAAAATACACCACATGCATCGCACGGGAGACTGGAGCAAAGACGTTAAAGGGCACGTTACGGAGAGGTGTCTCAAGTCTTTTGAGGAGCTTAATCCCGATTATGAAATAGTTCTATGGACTAATGATATGCTGTTCAAGTTCATGAAAGATGAGTGGCCAGAATATTACGACCAATGGATTAAAAATAATAAAGGCGGCATAGGCCACCTTAAGCCTTGGGATACAGCTAGACTTTGCGTGCTATATAAGTACGGCGGCTTTTATATGGACAATGATATTTCATGCATGAAACCCCTAGACGACCTGTTAGACAACAGCTTCGTAGGTAGAAGGCCATTGTACAGATGGGATTTAAGAGGGCACTACTCTAGGAAAATATTTTGGAGCGATGAAGCAACAGCAGAAACATTTAATAATAAAGAATTAGATTTATATAACTTCGATAAAACCCCCCCGCATTCATGTAATGCGTTTTTCGCTTGTGCACCTAACGACCCAACCGTTAAACAGCTCATAGATGAAATTATCAAAAGGTCATCGATGCCAGAGCAAGCCGTATGCACCGCTACAGGCTGCGTGTTGTGGGGGCAAGTCTTAGAAAGAAAAATTAAAGAAAACGACCTAGAAGGAGTAAGATTCTTTGAGCATTACGAATTTGCAGAGGGCGCTGAGAAATTAGGGTGGATAGAGCCAGAGAAATTTGAGCAGCTATACGCTCTGCATAAAGCGTGGGAATGGAAGAAGGTCGCGGCTAGATGGAAGTGCTTCCCGTCAGAAAGAACGAAAGAACAAGCGGAATCTTTAGACCCAGAAAAAGGAATTATATGATACAAGAAATTAGAACGCTTTACGATAAGTACAAAGAAGAGCTTAGAGAGGTTAGAAACACCCAAAAAGAAAGAGCTTTAACACTAAGCCCTCATTTCGACGACATTGAAGCTGAGCTTCTTTACATGTTCGTAAGGGAATACCAGCCAAAGCATATGATAGAGTTCTCCCCGATGGGAGGGTGGTCAACATCTTGGATTTTAGAAGCCTTAAATAGAAACGATAAAGGTAAATGTGTATCCTACGATTTAGTAGACAATAGCAAAGTAAACCTTTCAAAATTAGATTTAAACAAAGAGCGCTGGGAGTTGATACAAGGAGACGTTCAGCAACAATACTCTTCATTTGATTTTAACTCAATTGATTTTATATTTATTGACTCTGACCACTCGACAGAATTCGCAGAAAGGTATATCCAAGAGGTGCTGGTACCAGCTAAAGAAAGTTACGAGTCACAGAATAAAAAAGTCCCCGTATTCATTCATGATATATTTGGTAGGTTTGCCTCTTCAATCCAAGAGGGTGAAGTAGTAAAAAGATTTCTATCCGAAAACCAAATAGAACATATCACCCCCTCAATTTTTGGCCCGAACTCTGAAGACTTTGAAGAGATTAGGGGAGAGCTGGGTCTAAATCAAGACTTCGTTCACAACTCAACAGCCAACCCAGTGGTAGTATTTAAATTAGGATAAATTATGCCAGCATCAGAAGGACTATTAACATCACTTAAAAACCAACACGGTATAAATACCTACTTTGAAACAGGGCTAGCCGAAGGCAACGGCGTAAGAAAAGCCCTTAACTGCGGGTTCGATAATATTTATAGCGTTGACATCTGCACAAGGTGGGTAGAAGAAGGTAAGGAAAACTTCAAAGACAACACGAACGTAAATCTTATTCAAGGCGACTCTCAAAACTTAGCGGAATACATCAAAGATATCGATGAAAAGATTTTAATTTTCTTAGACGCGCATAATGACCACAGCAATATGGATTATGAGCAGTCTGATGTAGATTGCCCGATTCTCCAAGAGTTAGAGGCTATTAAATCACACCCAATCAAAGACCATGTTATAATTATTGATGATGTTAGAGTTATAAGGAACGACCACGACGACACGCTTAGAGCTATAGGCGGAGAATTTAGGGGTAGAGACTGCGTGAACTGGGGTAAAAACATGAATCTACCTGAAATAGAAAAGAAGATTCTAGAGGTGAACCCAGACTACCAAGTCCAATACTCTGGAGACCAAATAGTGATAACTTTAGAGCCAAAGAAAACAAAGTATTCAGACAAACTAGAATCGTTCAATGAGTTTGGATTCTTTATTATAGAGGATTTTTTCAGTAACGAAGAAGTGTCTAGATACAGAGCCTTGTGTGATAACTATTTCGCTAATCACCCCAGCGTGGCCATTGATGGAGGAAAAGTAGTTCCAGGGTGGGCAGGTAATACTCCAGAAATGGAAGAGTTAAATAATCTCCATGAAGACGCGGCTATCCTAGAGGTAGCGAAAAGCGCTCTCGGGGAATCATTCGTATTCGCTGAGCACGCTGACCTACATCAAAACAAGGGGACTGGTTGGCATAGAGACGTTAAAGACTTTGAAAGGGGCGGGGGTCATTGGCCGAATTGGACTAACGATTTTCGAGTTATCAAAATTGCGTTCCTTCTCCAAGACCACACGGATAATGACTACGGCATGTGGATGGAAGTGGGCTCGCATAAAGAGGGCGTAAATGGGGAAAGAATCCCCATAAGAAGCGCAGCCACAGATTTGATAGTTTTTGACCAAAGGATTCACCATAAAGGCTGGCAAAACGGGAGCGCGTACAAAAACCAATTCGGAAAGGACAGATATTTAATCACTTACGGTTATGGAGTAGATAACGAATTAACTAAAACACATTCTGCTGGATGTAAGAAAAGACAAGACAGCCAAAGAGAGAAGATGAGATGAAAACCGTCTCTTTAATTTTAGCTAGAGGAGGAAGCAAAGGTATACCCGATAAAAATGTAACGCCCCTTAAGGGTAAACCTCTGTTGCAGTACGTTGTAGACGCGTCAAAAAAGTCCAACGCCGAAGAAACGTGGGTCAGCACCGACTGTAGGAATATAATGAATGCGGCGGACGACTTAGGGGCTTACGTCATTCGTAGGCCCGAGCACATTTCCCAAGACGACTCCAAAAGCGACGAGGCATTAATTCACTTTGCTAACAACATTAGCTTTGATAGGTTAGTATTTATCCAGCCAACGTCCCCGCTGCTTGAAGCGGAGGATATAAACGCTGGATTAATAAAAATGGATAATTATGATTCAGTATTCTCCGTTTATAAAGAGCACTGGATTCCAGAGTGGGATTTAGATGGTACCCCACATGGGTGGGACTTGAATGACCGCCCAATGAGGCAGGACGTTCCTGAGACGTACGTTGAGAATGGGGCTTTTTATATTACAACTAAAGAAGCGCTGCTTAAAACTGGCTTGAGATATAGTGGTAGCATGGGCATGGTGGAAATGCCAAAGCAAAGAAGTTTTCAGGTGGACACCTACGATGATTTGACATTGATTGAAAAACTGCTATAATTATATAGGTGAGAAGACCCCATACAGAACTTAAAAACGCACATAAAGACGAAGATATCTGGGTTATAGGCGCGGGTGCATCTTTGAATTATGTAGATAAGTCTTTCTTCGATAACAAACTAGTAATCGGCGTAAACAGAGTATGTAAATTCTTTAAATGTGATTATGTAATAAGTAAAGACGCTAGAGGCTTTGCGGAAGTAAGTGAAAATTTAAATGGTGCAAAGCTCGTGCTCTCCGAATGGGAAAGCGGAAACCCAAAGCTGTGGAGAGGCTCCCCCATGAACAAGGGCGCAAAACTCAATACTGTTGATTACGAACATTACTACTTTACTCACCCTAGAAAACCAAACGAGCAACCCATGCTTGACCAAGTGGGTACAGAAAACATAGTCGTGAGCTTTTCTTCCATCACCAGCGCTATTCATTTAGCTGCTTATATGGGTGCCAAAAACATAATTTTATGTGGTCACGATTGTGGCATGATAAACGGTCACGTTACCATTAAAGGTTACTATGATAAAGTTAAACCAGTACAAGGGGACCTAAGACGATACAACCACTGGCTCAAAACCTCCATAGAGAAACACACAATTAATTTAAAAGCTAAAATTAAAGAGGTTTACGGAGCGAACGTAGCCTCTTTAAATCCTTTCGTTAATTTTGGCCTAGAAGGAAACAAGTACGAAAAAGAAGGAGTACCAACGCAAAAGCTTCTAGCTAAAAGTGAGTCTAAAGGCATCGAGATAATTAAAAAATCTTCATGAACTTACTAGTAACAGGAGGGTATGGTTTTATAGGGTCAGCATTTATCAGAGAAGCCCTCAAGAAAAACAGGGTCAACAAGTTAGTAAATCTTGACTGCCTCACTTACGCCGCTAATCACGACAGCCTAGCGGAAGTCGAAGGCGACACTAGGTACATTTTTCGCAAGGGAGACATACGAAAGTACGAAAATGTTTACGATGCATTCTACGCTCACGACATAACTCACGTAGCCCACTTTGCGGCAGAAACCCACGTAGATAACTCCATAGAGGGACCCAGAGCCTTTGTGGAGACAAATATAATTGGCACGTTTAATCTTTTAGAGTGTGCCAAAAAGTTTAAGACAAAAAGGTTTCATCACATTTCAACGGACGAAGTATATGGACAGCTCGGTAAGACGGGAAAATTCTCACCTTCATCTCCGTACGACCCACAGAATCCATATTCGGCAACGAAAGCTTCGTCCGACTTTTTAGTTAGGTCATACGGTCATACTTTTAGTGTAAACTATACTATATCCAATTGTAGTAACAATTATGGACCATTTCAAAACGAAGAAAAATTCATACCTGTAGTTATCAAATCCTTGTTAAGCGGAGACAGGGTTCCCGTTTACGGTAAAGGAGATAACATTAGAGATTGGATATATGTAAATGACCATGCTCAAGCCGTATGGAAAATTTTAACGCGCGGAAAACGTGGAGAAACATATCTCGTAGGAGCGAACAACGAGAAAACAAATCTGCAAATAATAAAAGATATTTGCGGAATCCTAAACCTCAACCCAAAAGAGTCAATCGAATTTGTCAAGGACAGAGCGGGACACGATTTCCGCTACGCCATCGACGCTTCTAAAACTAAGAAGGAGTTAAAATGGGTCCCGAAGAAAAGTTTCGAGAATGGCTTAAAGGAGACTATAGAATGGTATACAAAGAAACTGAAAGAAGAATAATTGTTACGGGGGTCCTTGGTCAAGACGGCGCAAACATGGCTGAATACTTACTTAGAGACAAAAACTACAAAGTATACGGCATGATGCGGCGCTCCGCTAACGCCAACACCGTAAACATAAACTCTTTCAAAGGCGCTTCCAATTTTGAATTAATTTATGGCGACCTTTCTGACGAGATAAGTATAGATAGGTTAGTAGAAAGAATAAAACCCCATTACTTTATTAATTTTGCAGCCAATAGCTTTGTAGGTTGTTCTTGGGATATGCCTCTACAAGTCTTTGACACTAACGCTCTTGGTGTTCTAAGATGTTTGGAAGCTTTACGTAAATTTGCACCCGCTTGTAAGTTTTATAGTGCAGGAAGCAGCGAGGAGTTTGGAGATGTGGACTATTCCCCTCAAGACATGAAGCACCCAATTAAGCCGCGCAGCCCCTATGGAGCCTCTAAAGCAGCCGCTCGTCATTTAGTTAAAGTATACAGAGAGTCTTATGATATGTTTGCTATACATGGTACTCTATTTAACCATGAGGGGGTAAGAAGGGGGGAAGAGTTCGTAACGCGAAAGATTACTAAAGGCGTAGCTAGACTGTACTACGAATTGTATCACGCCGATAACTGGAGACGCAGAAGCGTACACACTCTCCCAAAAGTTGCACCTATAGAATTAGGAAATCTCGACGCAAAAAGGGACTGGAGTGATAGTGAAGATTTTGTCAAAGGAATTTGGATGATGCTCAACCAACAGGAGCCAGCCGACTACTTACTAGCAAGCGGAGAAATGCATTCCATAAGAGAATTTGTAGAGCGAGCATTCTATCACGCTGGTATGAAGCTGGGCAAATGGGAGGGTGAAGGCATCGAAGAAAAGTATATGTGCCATAGCGGAGAGCACGCCTTCCCCTTGGTAAAAGTCAACCCTGAATTTTACAGACCCGCCGAAGTAGAAGAGCTTAGGGGCGACCCCTCGGAAACGTTTGAAAAAATCGGCTGGAAACCTGAGAATTCATTTGACAATTTAGTAAGGAAGATGGTATACTGTGACTTAGAAGATGCCAAAAAACACCTTACATAATAAGTGCAAATTATTAGTAAGCCACTTTTGTAGCCAAGCTAAATTCATAAGCTGGGGCAAAGAGATTAAGATAGCAAAAAAGCTTTTAGCTGAAAACTCTGACATTAAGTTTTGGCTGTCACTTCAAACCCCAAATCCAGTATTCTCTTTATCTTGGTTCTTAACTAAAGATGGTAAAGACTTCTTGCAAGTTTCTAAATTAAAGCAGAACTTAGTATTGCCCAAGGCCTCAGAACGTGCTATCTTAAAGGATAAGATTGGTGAAGATAAAGAAGTCGAAAAGAAACCAAAAACAATATTTGAATTTTTAAATCATGGCAAAAAAGAAAATAGATGATGCAACGCCTCAGGGTCAGATTCAAGCTTACTTGAATGACCACAAAAACGACCACTACAACTTCGAGGAAGAACATACTTACTCTGTATCCAGCGGCAGTCTACTGTTGGATATTGAAATGGGCGGGGGTATCCGCCCAGGCATTGTGAGAGCGACAGGCGTATCAGAAGGGGGTAAAACCTCTTGCGCTTTAGCGTTTGCTCGCAACTTCCAAAAAGGGGACAAACACATGGCTATCTATATCAAAGCGGAGGGGAGACTTTCGCCAGATATGATAGAGCGCTCGGGCGTATCTACGGACGAGGGCAAATGGTTTGTTTATAAGAGTAATGTTTATGAATCAGTAGTAGACTTTATGCGCCACATGGTTCAAAACAATCCAGAAGAATACAAATATATGTTTATAATTGATTCTATGGACGCTCTTATTCCTCGGGGAGATTTAGAGAAGGGGTCCGACGACGCCGTAAAGGTAGCTGGAGGCTCTTTGATTAGCTCGGCCTTCCTTAAGCGTATGGCTCTTGGGCTTGCTACTCGCGGCCACATCTGTTTCATGATTTCTCAGGTGCGGAGCAAAGTAAGCATTAACCCATACGCTAAGGAGGACCCGAAGCTAACCAACGCTTCAGGCGGCAACGCGCTCCTCCACTATAGTGATTGGATTCTTGAATTTCAAGAAAGATTCAACAAGGACGCAATCAGCACTCAAGCCAACGCTAAAGGGGACATGCTAGGCCACTGGTGTAAAATCATTTTCAGAAAGACCCCTAACGAGAAAACTGGAACACTCGTAAAGTACCCAATCAGATATGGAGCCAAGACTGGCGAAAGCGTTTGGGTAGAATACGAAGTGGTAGACATGCTTCTCATGTGGGGTATGGCAACAGCCAAGGGCGCATGGGTCACAATCTCAGACGAACTAGCGGAAGAAGTAGAGAAAGAGCTTGGAGTTGAGTTTAAGAAGCAACATCAAGGCATGGATAATCTACGCAAGTATTTTACAGAGAATCAAGATATAGGAAAATATCTGTTTAATAAATTTCGTAATACATTAAAAAAAGCGTAATATATTTAGGGGGCGTTTTGGATTCGATTTAGTGTCCTGATGCCGAGCCGCAAGCGGAGGATGATAGTAGGCCTCCTTAATAATCTATCTAAGCACTCAACTGCTAATAAAACTGTTGACATGGAGCTTGCTCCTTCTTTGGCTGAGGCTGACGCGATTCTCGCTCAGTTTGGTTATGTGGAGGAAGAGCTCCAGATGGCGGCATAGTCCCGCCCCGTCCTACCTCGGATGCTCGTTAAGAGGATAGGGCGACGATAGCGAGCAAAAAAAACTAGGAAGGGTGAGGAGTCTAGTATAAATAAAGTGCCTCCAACCTTGTGCGTAGTTGTCAGTGACGAAGTACAAAAAATAACACTGACTAAGCTTGTAGTGGTTTGAGCCGATGGTTCTGAAGACGCGGGTTCGACCCCCGCCGCCTCCACCAATTTAACATGAAACTATTCGACATACATGGCAGACCACGAAGCAGAATGGTTTCTAAATACCTAGTCAACTGGGATAAGAAATCAAAATCTCAGCTACAGTTCAAAGTCAAGCAGTTCCTTAAGGGTTACTGGGAAAACCACATTGTTTACGAAGAGTTCCCCGTATACGGAACCCGCATGAAAGTAGACTTTGTTAATGCAACAAAGAAAATGGCGGTAGAAGTTCATGGCCCACAGCATGAAAGCTTCAACAAATTCTTTCACAATAATTCTAGAGCTGACTATCTAGCTTCGATTAAGCGTGACGCGCAAAAAGCTGAATGGTTAGAAAAGAACAACTTTATATTTATCGAAATTTATGATAAGGACGTAAAGGATTTAAGTCACGACTTCATCAAGAAGATATATGGAATATCTTTAGTGTAAATAAAAACATGGCAAACAATAAAAAATACATGACGAAGCCGCTTCTCCGAGAGATAAACGAACACTCAGGTGGAGGTTTTGTTTTATTCTACTTCAATGAGGACGGTTTGCCTGAGGTTTCAAATAACTTCGAAACTAGCGCTGAAGCTCTAGCTCTTCAGTATTACGTCCAAAACTGGTCTAAAGCATTAGAAAAGATAAATATCGAAACTATGACCAATGCAATAGTGGAAGACTCTGGCATGTACGAGGACGATGAAGAAAATGGTCCAGAAGAAATTTAAAGCTTGATTCAGCTCTAAGTAGGTGTTATTATTTAACACATGAATGGTTTATATTCCCTACAAATAGAGCGACATGTGCTTGGGGGGTTAATCAGACATCAAGATGTTTTCGCAGAAATCGACGCTTTTGTAAGTGAAAAGGACTTTTTTAACGACGTCCATTACACTATCTTCAGCGTTATAAAAAACTGCGTATACAATCAAAAGAAAATCGACAAAGTTCTTTTAGCAAATCAAATTAAAGAACTTGGAGTATCTTTCAAAGATGATATTAATATCTATGATTATATTGAGAACCTCTCATTCACGCAAATAACAAAACACGCAACACTCGACGCCTGTAAAGAATTAGTAAAATACAGAGTGCGACGAGAGATAGCCGCGACGGCGGAAAAAATTAAAGACGAAGTAAAACAGTGCGGAGAAAAAGGTATTGACGAAATCGTATCCGCTTGCGATTCTATCTATAACGATAAAATCGAACAGTACGGCAACGAAGAAAAGCCTGAGAAACTTACCGACGGCTTAATGGAGCTTCTTGAAGAGACTGGCAACGACCCCCAAGATGAATTTGGGTTTGCTAGTCCTTACCCAGAGTTCAATAGAATGTACGGCGGCTTTAGAGCTGGGCACGTTTACGCTATTGCTTCTAGACCGGGTGAAGGTAAAAGTACATGGCTTAACGACGTGTGCTTTAAGGTAGCTGAACAGTCAGGGATTAAAGCCCTGCTTTTAGATACGGAAATGTTAACGAAAGAAATTAAATTTAGATTATTATCTTCACTAACTTCCGTACCAACTTGGTACTTAGAGACTGGCAACTGGAGAAAGAACCCAGACTATTATGACCAAGTAAGAAAGGCGGAAGATAGAATTAAACAAAACAGAGACTTCTATCATTACCATGCGGGAAACAAAAACGTAGACCAAATTTGCTCAATGATTAGAAGGTGGTACTATAACGAAGTTGGTCGCGGGAATAAATGCCTTATCGCTTATGACTATGTAAAGCTAACGGGTGAAAAAGTAGGCCAAAATTGGGCAGAGTACCAAGCTATTGGAGACAAAATCCAAAAACTTAAAGAGGTATCTGAGGAGGTAAACGCACCCCTGCTTACGGCAATGCAATTAAACAGGTCTGGTGAAAATAGAAATAGAAATTCATCCAATCTTGTAGACGATAGCTCTGCAATATCTTTATCTGATAGGCTACAATGGTTTGCTGCGTTCGTGGGCATCTTCAGGCGCAAGACTCTAGACGAAGTAGCTCTTGACGGAGAAGACTTTGGAACTCACAAGCTTATCCCAGTTAAAACTAGGTTCCAAGGTAAAGACGCTATGGGCCATCAAGACTTCCTTCAGAGGGTGTTTCCAGACGGCTCCGAACGTTATCAGATGAACTATCTTAACTTTGATATTCACAACTTTAACATTGAAGAGAAAGGTTCGTTGAGACACATTTGCGAAAGAGCCAGAGAGACATACGAGCTAGAAGGAGGTAGCTCCGAAAATCCAACTGACGCAGTATTGTGACGGACATAAAAGAAATGCTTTACGAGCTTGGGTATTCTAACATATCTGAGTATCCGAAAGAGTACAGGACTCGCCCGATATATAGGGAGTCCGACAATAACACCGTGCTTAGAGTAGATAAAACCACGGGCAGATTCGTGGACTTTGCCGAAAACATTTCAGGTAGCTTCGAGGACTTGGTTAAACTCACATTGAAAATGACCTCTATAAACGACGCTCAGAAATGGGTATCCTCAAAAGGTCAATCCCAAGGCGAAGCCAAAGTAACAATTGTTAAGCCAGAAATTAAATCACCAAAAGTATTCAACAAGAGCTGCTTGAACAAACTGGTTAGCAATCACATTTACTGGCAAAACCGAGGCGTATCCGAAGAGACCATGAGTCAGTTCAAAGGAGGAATCATAGGGGAAGGTAAAATGAAAAACCGCTATGTCTTCCCCATCTTTGATGCAAAGAATAGACTAGTGGGCGTTTCAGGAAGATACACAAAAGAAATTAAATACGATAGCATTCCGAAGTGGAAACATATAGGAGATAAATACGCTTGGAAATATCCACTATTTTTGAATCACGAAATCATTAGAAAACAAGGTAGCGTATTCTTGGTAGAAAGCATCGGGGACATGCTTGCTCTTTGGGAGGTTGGGGTCAAAAACTCCATAGTAACATTCGGTTTAGATATAAGCTCTGCTATTATGGGCACTCTGTTAAGGTTTGACTTAAGTAAGGTTTATATATCGTTTAACAATGACTCCCAAAAAAACAGCAGAGGCAACATGGCCGCTGAAAAAGCTCAAAAGAAATTATTAAATCATTTTGACCCAAACCAAATAGAAGTCAAGCTTCCAACTAAGAATGACTTCGGGGACATGACTAAAGAGGAAATCAAAACATGGCTAAAACAAAATACATCTCAGCGTCTAGGATGAAGACTTTGGAGACTTGCTCGTGGTTATACTACGGCAAGTACCACCTAAATCTCCCAGACAAAACTAATGACGGAGCTATCCGAGGCACTATCTGCCACCTAGTCTTCGAGCTGCTTCTTGAAGAGAAGCATCGCAAGCATTACGATAAGATTATGGACGGCAAGTGTACAGAAGCGTCTGAGGCCGTCACTCGTTTGGTTGTTAAGCATCTCAAAAAACAAGAAGCTTTCAACGAAGAAAACTTCGAGTTATGCATGGACATGATTGTTGTGGGTCTTAAGTTCGACTTTTTCTGTGAAGGTTCAGAGCTTGGAGAGTCAGAGCTTAGGTTCGAAGTTTATAATGAGGAGCCCGAATACAAAATCATGGGCTTCATCGACAAGCACGCTATATACGACGATGAAGAAAAGACTATTAAAATCGTAGATTACAAGTCTAGCAAAGCTAAATTCAGAGGCGACGATTTAACATCGAACGTGCAGGGCATGATGTACTCCTTGGCTGCTCGCCATAAGTGGCCAGAAGCTAAACGTAGACTAGTTCAATTCTTATTTATAAGATTTCCTCGCCAGCCCCTTCAAGAGTTAGAGTTTTCAGATGCCGAACTTAACGGATTCGAACAGCATCTTGCATCAGTATACCAAGTTATAAATAACTTTAATTATGAATACGCGAAAACAAATTTCGCCAAAGACAACCCAAAGAATAACTGGCTTTGCGGAAGAGGTAAATGGGTTTGCCCTCATAAAAACCCATATGATTACTATGTTGTACTTGACAAAAACGAAAGAGTAGTGCATACTAGTTATAACGATGATTTTGAGAACCTCAAAGAAGGACAGACAGTCGAGGAAAGGCACTACGAAGGTTGCCCTCGATTTTACTCAGCGGCAAACAAGAAAGAAGACCCGTTTGAGATAGACTCAACAGAAGACCCATTTGATTTTTAATGATACCCTTGTTCAAATCTCATTATTCGATTGGAAAGTCAATCCTCACTCTTAAAGAGAAAGGCTCCTCCATCAAGAACGGCCCACAATCAGTCATTGATTTATGCGTTGCTAGTGATATCAAAGATATGTATTTAGTTGACGATTCAATGTCGGGCTTCTTGGAGGGATACTTAAATTCTAAGAGCGCAGGGTTAAATTTTAGATTCGGACTAAGAATCAGCGTATGCGATGACCTAGAAGAGAAGTCCGAAGGAGCTTTACACAAGACCTCTAAAGTGGTTATTTTCGCAAACTCTCAAGAGGGCTACAAATCCTTAATTAAAATGTATACCTTGGCCGCGCAAAAAGGTTTTTACTACGAACCCCGCCTTGACTACAAAACCCTAGCTAGGCTTTGGGATAACGATAACCTTACATTAATGATTCCATTTTACGATTCATTTCTTTATAAGAACGCTATGTGCGCTGGGGTATGCGTGCCTGACTTCAAATTTACCAAGCCCGTTTTCTCAGTGGAAGAAAACGATGTCCCGTTCAACTTTCTCCTAGAAGAAGATATTAAAAAATACACAGGAGGTAAGTATGAAACGGTAAAAACAAAAAGTATTTATTACAATAAGAAAGAAGACTTTAAGGCTTATTTAACTTTTCGCTGTATCAATAATAGAACAACCTTAGACAAACCAAACCTAGACCACATGACTAGTGACGAGTTCTGCTTGGAGGCTTACAATGGTTCCGTTTAATCCAAAAAAAGTAAATAAAGATTGGGGGCACGAAACATGGTTAGCCAATAACGAGGGGGAAGATTACTGCGGTAAAATCCTCTTCATCAGAAAGGGCCGCTCAACCTCTATGCATTACCACATAGACAAGCACGAAACGTTTTACGTGGTAGAAGGAACTCTTAGAGTAGACATGCTGAAGGATAAAGAGAATCCCGACGCGCACCCATTTACTATGACAGCTAAACAGGGCGAAAGCATGGAGATGGAAAGAGGGCAAGCTCACAAGCTTATGGCGACAGATAGAGACGTTACGCTGATTGAAATTAGCAAGTTCCACAGAGACGAAGACAGCCACAGACTTTACAAATAATATGGACGAGCACTTACTTAGATTCGATAAAGAGAAAGAATACGTTTTCATTGACTGTGAAACTTTAAATCTTTGCTTGCATTACTGCCACAACTTACCTTGGCAGATTGCGATGATTAAAGCTAAGGGTGACAATAAGATAGAAGAGAAAGACTTCTTTATAAAATGGGATACCGAATTAAAGATTAGTGATGATGCGGCAAGGATTACTAGGTTTGACCCGAAGGTAATCGAAAGAAAGGGTGTTGCCCCAGAGGAGATTTTTCCAACTATGAAAGATTGGTTGGATAATGCAGACTATATCGTAGGTCACAATATCCTAGGCTTCGACATTTACTTAATTAAGGAATATTATAAAAAGATGGGCGAAAGTTGCAGCCACCTTTACAGCAAAATTATTGACACGCATTCAGTTGCGAAAGGGTACAAGCTCGGGCTACCTTATAAGAGTGGCGATTCGTTTTTGAAGTATCAATACTCCGCAGCATACAAGAAAAAGAAGGGGGTCAAAACCAGCCTATTAGCATTGGGCAAGGAATTTAATATAGAGCACGATTACGGAAAGCTCCATAACGCGTTAGTGGACTTAGAGCTTAATTTGAAAATCTGGAATAAGTTGAAATGGAATGTGGAGGTATAATGTTTACAGATAAGTTTAATAATTATGATTTAGATATTCACGGAGTTCGGTTGCCGAAATTCGAAATTGATAAACGACACAAGCATGAAGCATTAGTTAGTGAGGACTGTAGTAACTACGACTTCCTAAGGCAGCTATCTTTGAACGGCTTCAAAGACCTAGGCATTAGAAAAGGCACAAAGCTCTATAACAAATACGTAGAAAGAGCCAGATACGAACTAGACACTCTCAAGGATTTAGGATTTATTGATTATACTTTATTAGTTTGGGATGTTATTAACTACTGTAAAGAAAACGATATCCCCACGGGGCTTGGCCGAGGCTCCGCTGCTGGCAGCTTGATTCTATTCCTTATTGGAGTAACTGGAATAGACCCAGTTAAGCATGACTTATACTTCGAGAGATTCGTATCTAAGATTCGAGCTAAGAAAAAAGTGGTTGATGGAGTCACCTATCTAGACGGCTCACTAATGTGCGATGTAGACTTGGACATCTGCTATTATCGGCGTGGAGATGTCATAAAGTATCTAGAAGAAAAGTTTACAGGCAGGACAGCTAAGATTATCACCTTAAACACTTTAAGTGGTAAGCTGCTAATGAAAGAGTGCGGCAAAATTGTAGCCGCAAAAAACGAAACTGAAATGAACCAAGTTTCAGGATTCATTCCCAAGGTCTTTGGGCAAGTAGCAGACATTGAGGATGCGTATGAAGACGAGGAAAAATTTAAAGAATGGTGTGACGAAAACAGAGAGGCGTATGAGGTAGCCTTAAAGTTACGTGGACTAATCAAGAACAAGGGTGTCCACCCGTCCGCCATCTCTCTTTCTTATGAAGATATGCTGGATTCTTGCCCAGCAGAATTAACTTCAGCTAAAGACGCGGCGGTTGCCTCGTATGATATGAATTGGATTTCTATATTCAATGTAAAGCTAGACCTCTTGGGGTTACGCAGCGTATCAGTGGTAGACGATGTATGTAAACAGGTGGGCATTAAAGTAACTGACATAGACTTAGAAGATAAAGCCATTTACAGAAGCCTTCAAGACTTCAAGACTCCTCATGGCTGCTTTCAAATTGAAGCAGACACGAATTATAAAGTTTGCCAAAAGGTTATGCCTAAGAGTCTTGATGAATTGAGTGCCGTGTTGGCACTGGCACGTCCGGGCGCGATGGCGTTCGTAGACCAATACGCAAGCTATGCGAACAATGACGTTTACGAACCCATCCATCCTTTCTTTGACGACATCCTAAAGGAAACGGGTGGCGTAGCTCTGTACCAAGAGCAGTTAATGAAAATGGCAAACAAAATCGGCTTCACACTTGATGAAGCGGAATTGCTAAGACGAATCGTAGGAAAGAAGAAGAGGACGGAAGTAACCAAATGGAAGAAAAAGATTAAAGATAAAATCAAAGAGCAAGATTTAGACCCTGAAATAGGCGATATCCTCTGGCAGATTCTTGAGGACTCAGCCAACTATTCATTCAACAAGTCTCACAGCGTTAGTTATGCTGCGCTCGCGGCCTCAACAGTTTATCTTAAATTTAAACATCCCAAACAGTTCTTTTTATCCCTCTTAAAAATGACTCGGCATGAACCCGACCCCATCGCTGAAATCTCCAAGATTCATCAAGAGATGGATTTGTTCAATATTAAATTGCTACCACCCCATCTCACAAAATCTGAAATGGATTTCACCATCGAAGGGGACAATATTCGGTTTGGGCTACTCTCGATTAAGGGTATCTCCGAAAAGTCGATTGAGAAAATTAACAACTTTAAAGATATATACGCAAACAAATTTGAAATCTTCAAAGCAGCAGAAGAAGCCAAGCTGAATATCGGTGTGCTTTCCGCGTTGATTCAAGCTGGAGCCTTACAGGAGGGGGTCGAACAGGGAAGAAGTAAGGTGGTTTTGGAAGCGCAGCTCTGGAACCTGCTGACATCCAGAGAGAAAAAGTACGTTCTTAACTTGGGTGAAAAGATGAAGTTCGATTTGGTGGAAATCTTAAAGTTCCTCATAAGATTCAAAGACGAAAAAAACAAAGTAGTAATCAAAGAATCTAGGTATGAGACTATTAAGAAAAAGTACAAGCCATATTTAAACATATATATGCTTAATTCTAAAGCTGAAAATTTCGCTAATTGGTACTACGAGAAAATGCTTCTGGGTTATACTTACAATAAAACGCTTATAGATATCTTCTCTGAAAAGCGTAAAGACTTACAGGGCATAAGAGAAATCATGGAACTGCCAGAACGCGTCAATACGGCCTTTATAGGGCGCGTAGAGGACGTTTGGAAGGGGAAGTCCCGTGCGGGTAACAAGTACCTTAAAATCGAAGTCTCGGACGAAACAGGCACCATACAGGCCCTCATATTCAACGATAATATAGATAAGTGCGAAAGCATGAATAGCGGCCTCCCAGAAAAGAAAAATATCGTAATAGTAAAGGGCCGCAAGACCGATGGTGATGCAGTATTCGCCAACATGATTGGCGTGCAAGACCAAAAAGTATACACAAAGTTATCAGAATTAAAATCTTGACTTTAACCAAAGAAGGGAGTAATATTAGTAGATGATTCAGTTTTATAAACCTAACGCGAAGATGACGGGTTCTGCCTGTCAGTTTTATTTAAATAATAAAGATGGCTCGTTCTTCTCAACGCTCATCAAACAAGCGTCTTGGGATGCGGGTAAAAAAACGGGCTCGTTTCAAGCGAATAAAAAAGACCCAACGAAAAATGTCATCATTAAGTTCAGCCCAAAAGAAATCGCTGGAATTCTAGACGCTATGGAGCGTAACGTGGAGTACAAAGGATACCACAGAAGCGCACAGCAAACGGTGCAGTTTACATTCGGCCCGTACATGTGGAACGACGAACAGAAGGGCTTCTCTTACTCCGTCTCAAAGCAGGGCAACGAAGACACAACGCAAAAAGCATCTTTCTTAATTGGGTTTTATTTTGATGAAGCTAAACTTCTAAAGATGCATTTAGAGTCTCTACTCAACAAGCACTTTGATATTGAAGAAGCCAAGTATGCTGAAAAGCAAGCGCAACAAGTCAGGTCTCCCCAACAAACTCAAACCCAAGTAGACGATGAAGCTTGGTAGATGAAGAGGAAGGTCTTATTTCAAAGCGATTATTCGCTAGCAAAGACTGGCTTTGGCAGAAACGCCAGAGCCATACTTTCTTATCTATACAAAACAGGTAAATACGAACTAGTCCATTACTGTTGTGGTGCGCCTCACACAGCTCCCTTCCTAGAGAAAACCCCTTGGAAATCTATAGGTACGCTCCCCGACAACGACGCGGAAAGAGAGAATGTAGAAAGAGACCCAAACCTAGCGAAGACAGCGGCTTATGGAGAGTATTATCTAGACAAGGTAATCAAAGAAGAAAAGCCAGATGTTTATATAGCTGCCCAAGATATTTGGGGCGTAGACTTCGCAGCAAAGAAGCCTTGGTTTGATAAGATTAACTCCGTACTTTGGACGACCCTAGACTCTTTGCCTATTTTACCCGTAGCGGTGGACGTTGCTAAGAAGGCGAAGAACTATTGGATTTGGAGTAACTTCGCCACAAAAGAAATGCACAAGATGGGTCATGAGCATGTTAAAACTGTTCATGGGGCATTGGATACCAATGTCTTTAAAAGGCTGGGCAATAAAAAACGTAGAGAATTAAGAGAGTTCCACAATATAGAAAAAGATGATTTTATCATTGGGTTTGTATTTAGAAATCAATTGAGGAAAAGCGTACCGAACCTACTTGAAGGGTTCAAAATATTTAAAGAAAACAACCCCAAAGCCGCGAAAGCAAAACTGCTTCTGCATACCCACTTTAACGAGGGTTGGAATATACCTGACCTCATCACAGAGAAGGGCATAGACCCAAAGGATATTCTAGCAACCTACGTTTGCAAAGATTGCCACAAATATAAAATAAACAACTTTGTTGGAGAAGCTTTAAACTGTGTTTTTTGTAAATCTAAAAATAGCGTTAACACGACCAATGTAATGGTTGGAGTAACAGAAGAAGAGCTTAATGAAATATACAACTTAATGAACGTCTATTGCCACCCGTTTACTTCCGGTGGGCAAGAGATTCCGATTCAAGAAGCTAAACTGGCTGGGCTTATAACCTTGGTTACTAGTTATAGCTGTGGAGCGGAAATGTGCGAAGAAGAAGCTGCCTCCCTTCCGTTGGATTGGGCTGAGTATAGAGAGCCTGGTACGCAATTCATCAAAGCTTCCACGAGCCCAGAATCAATAGCTGAACAATTAGCTGCTGTTTTTAATATGCCCCCAAAGCGAAGAGCCAAAATGGTAAAGAAAGGCAGAGAGTGGGTAAAGGAAAATTTTTCAGTTGAGGCGGTGGGAGGATTTATTGAAGAGTTTATCGACAACGCTCCAAAAGTAGACTTTGATTTCTCCAAGGTAGGAGAGAAAGCGGAAAGAGACCCGCACGCATTCGTGCCCCAGCTACAAAACAATAAAGATTGGATTCTAGCTTTGTATAAAAACATACTTAAAATGTATGACGTAGACCCCGATAATGAAGGGTTTTTGTATTGGATGGAGCAAATCAAGAAAGGAGCCTCAAGAGAAGAGGTTGAAAAATACTTTAGGCAAGTAGCCCTTAAAGAGAACAGCGAAAACGAATGGGATAACTTAATTAAAAATAACTTAGAAAAACTATTAGGAAAAGATGACGAAGGCAAAAGGATAGTATATGTTATGCCAGAGAGTATCGGGGATATATTTTTATCAACCAGTCTGTTTAGGTCGATAAATGAAACGTATCCAGATTATAACTTATATGTATCCACAAAGCCCCAATTTCATTCGGTGTTGAATGGTAACCCATACGTTCATAAGGTAATTCCATACCTTCCAGAAATGGAAAATATTTTATTCCTAGAGGGTAAAGGCAACCACAAAGGGTTCTTTGAAATTGCATTCATGCCCTTCGCGGCGACACAGAGACAGATGACTTATCCTCACAATGGTAAAGATAAAATAGCGTTTTCAGATTATAAATACGCTTAATTATAAATCATGCACTTACTAGACACATACGCTTTGAACTGCGGTTTAAAAATTGATAAACCCTACATACACACTATGTTCTACCCGCTAGGGGAAGAGAAGTATATAACGATACAGCCTTTCAGTAATTACTCTGGGAAGCAGTACGACTACTGGAATGAAGTTATAAGTTATATAACCCCAAAGCTTGAAGAGAACGGAATCAAGATAGTCCAAATCGGCAAAAAAGACGACTCTCCTATTGCTAGTTGTATATGGGCGCAAGGCACGACGACTATTGCTCAAGCGTCCTTTTTAATTAGAAACTCCATACTGCATTTAGGAGTGGACAGCTTCGGGGTTCACGTAGCGTCCGCTTTCGATAAAAAAATTGTAGCTTTATACTCAACCAATTGGGCTGAAAACTGTAAACCTTACTGGTCAAAACCGGAGGATTGCGCTATAATCGAACCCGACAGAACCGAAAGAAAGCCTTCTTTTCAGTTTGAAGATGAGCCGCCAAAAACTATTAACGAAATTAAGCCAGAGTCCGTAGCTAACGCTGCCTTGGGGCTGTTAGGGTTAGAGTATAAAATAGAACATGAGACGCTGCATATTGGCCAATCTTACGCAAATTTTAACGTTCATGTCGTGCCTGAAGGTTTAGCTTCCGACTTGGAACCAAGCCTACCCCATATAGTAGTTAGAATGGACTTGAACTTTAATGAGGATATCCTTTACGACATACTCAATAAAATGAAAATCGTTTCAATTTTTACAGATAAAGCACTCGACACAGAAATTATCGAAGAGCACAAGGCTAAAGTTAAAGAGATTGTATACGTACTAGATAAAGATAACGATATAGAATTTGTTAAGTACCTACATAATACAGGTTTAGAGTATATCCTTATTACAGACATGGATGGTCAAGAGCTCAGGGATTTAAAATTCAAATATTTAGATTACAACTTTATCTTCAAAAGAGACACAAACCCAAAAGAAAGACTGAGGATTTTGGAAAACAGCATAGGCACTCTAGTTTATAAGACTAATAGGAAAATTATAAAAAACAAAAAAGCTTACGCAAGTGTTTCCGCCCTGAAGAGAGATGAGCCTTTAAAAGACTTTTCAGACCAAGGATTTTCCCCCGTTATAGATGAGCCAGAGTTCTGGCAAGACTTAGAGTACGTTTACATAGCTAAACAGCTTGACTAAAGCTCAAGTTCGTGGTATATTTAATATATGCCAAAGAAAAAAACAGTGGGTTTTTCAGAAGTCGAAGTGTCTGTTACGTCAATCGAGAGAGATGAGAATGGGCTTATATCGCAACCGAAAGTTGATTACGTTTTCGACGACAAGGGATTCGTTAATTGGAGAAAGATGGTTAAGGCGGAGCACCTAGTCTCAAATAGACAGCGCACACAAGAAACAGACACTTCTCAACTAGAAGATAAAGACTTGCTAATCCTTCTAGGCGGCATCAAAGAGCTTGCTCAAATTAGGGGTTACGCTTCGGTAGAGTATGATGTAAAAACTCCTAGCGCAGACTATGTCGTTGCGACATGTAAGATTAAGTGGATACCAAACTTTGAAACAGAAGGTAGAGAGGTTGTATTTTCCGCCATCGCTGACGCTTCTCCGAGCAACACTCACAGTTTTGCCTCGGATTACTTAGCTGCCATAGCTGAAAATAGGTCTTTCGTTAGATGTGTTAGAAACTTTTTGAGAATCAATATCGTGGGTCAAGATGAGCTTGGCGCAGGAGGCGGCTCCAAACAGGCTCAGTCCAACGCCAATCAAAATGTCAGCTTCGACCCTAAGGAGCACCTCTCAGCCCTTATGAAGCAGAGAGGAATTACTTTCGAGAAAATGAAAGCAAAATTGGTGCAAGAAGGCTACGATAAAGCGGACAAGTTTGAGACGGTTAAAGATATTCCTAATATTAAAATATTCGAACTTATAGACAGAATACAAACCGCTAAGAAGTCTTAGGCGTGTCAGCCTTGGTTCGATTTATGAACTCCAATAATTGATTTAATTTCTCAGGTCTGTCCATATGGAACTCAGTGATAGCTTCAAATTGTTTCTCCATAGGCCATTCCGTGAGTATTTTCACTTGGCGTTCTTCATTAACTTGATTGTTCTCAATTGGGGCTCTATCATTATCCCATTTATCTTGCAGTTCTTCTAGCGTTGGCTTTGGTATGGGGTTGTTCTCGTCCCAGCTTAGTGATTCATAATCATCATTAACTAAATTCCAAGAATAGTCTCTATAAAAAGTCTCAAGTATTTTTAAAATATTCATAATTATCAAGCATCTATTTCTGTTATAGACATCCAAGAGCTAGCGGCCCCGCCGTAAGGTAGGTTAGTGCTCGAATCTCTATTGACATAAATAATAGGAAAGGTTCCCGCCGCTCTACCAACTCTCACTTTCCATATCTGAGCGCTCGTTGATTCGGCTTCAGCGACGTAGCCGATTTTCGCAATCTGTCCGAAGTTCAAACCCAATAGCGAATAATTCCATACCTTTTTTGGGGTTGTTTCAGAGTCTTTAAATAAAGCAACCACGGCAGAGCCCCAATAGTTAGATTGCAAGCTCAACTCGGCTTGGATTAAGAGTTTGTTGGTTGGACCAACGGGATTATAGCTTAAATTTAAAACTTCAAAGCCTTGCGCGTTAGTTGGCGACGCACTTATCTCAGAGTTTATAGATAGCCTATCGTTCGTTTGCTTTGTGTCATCTCCAGATATATGTCTTATCAAAGTTTGAGTCGAAACATAATGCTCGAAGCAGCAAAAGTCATCGAAGCCCAAGGAGTTTTCAGCTCTTACGATATATTTACCTAGAGTTCCGTCGAGCACAGGTATAGTTCCTGTAAGTATGGGCGTACCTTGAGCGGTAGTTGACTTATTAAAGCCCACTTCTTTTTTCTGCTCAAAGGCGTCAATAAAATATACACGCTCCGTATCCTCTAAATTTTCCCCATAGATTATAAAAGAGTTGCCCGTAAATCCAACAGTCGGCCCGAAGCTGGTGATTATAGGTTTCTTAATAAATGTGATTTGATTAGACATAGCTTTAAGGTTTTAATATTCTAAATTGTCCAACTTTTCCAGTGAAATTGAAATCTTCAATTTTGATAGATATATAGCTGGGGGATTCATAAGTGTTTGCGTTTCCAGAAGGGATAACTCCAATTTTATAGGCTCCTATTGCCGACAAGGAGCTCCTCGGAATAACTCTAGACTCTGTGCTGTTGTAGAGCTCTACCCCCGTTAAGGGTAAGAAGTATCTCCCTGAAACGTTTACCTGCCCAGAAATCGCGCTAGTAGGCTTGCTCACGCCTAGTACGCTAGGCGTTTTGCCGCTTATATTAACTGGCGTTGAATACATTAATGTATCTAAATTTTTATAGGTATAAGAATTATTTAAATCCGAATCTAAATTCCCCATAACAGGGCGCTCAGGAGAATCAGCGGAAGCAAGCAGGAAGGCTCTACCTTCGCCAATCATCACCGAATTAGCTACAGCCGTTACCCTAGTGAAGCCGTGAACGTTTTGAGATAGTTCAGAGTTATCTACCGTAACATAACCAAAGTAGTCTGGCCCTTCAACGGTAGACTCTGGATTTGACACGAAGAATTTACCTCGATAACCGTATCTTAAATTTTTTCCAGACACACCAACGGTCTTGACTATCTCAGAAGCGTTATAGGCTTTAATAGATACTGTTTCACCAACAACCCAATTGGCTGGCATATGAACAATGGTTGGTATCGGAAAAAAGTTTTGAGAACTCAAGTGTTTCCCTGTATACCCCCCGCCTATGCCGCTAGCCATAACCGCTGCGGTTTTAATATTTTTTGGAACGCTAACTGTTTTATGAAATTCACCAGAGTTAACGAATGAGCCTTCTATATAACTGTCGTCGTATCCTTTAAATAGAATTTTACTTTGTTCTAAATTCGTTCCGCTCAATCTTATATTCTGCTGATAAGCTCCTTTATTACTATCAAAGCTATCTATATATGGAGATTTAAGATTCAACCTAACACCCAAGCTGAGCTCCTCTTTAACTGAAGACTGATATTCTCCCCCAACAAAGCTGCCTGTTACGTTTTGAATTGCGATAGAGCTATCCTTTTTTACGCCTTGGGGCACGTTAAAGTACAATCCGGTGGTATTTATCTGGGATAGGTTGTTTCCTTCAACCAGTACAGATTTATTATTAATACCTTGAAGGCTAACCCTGTTTATTAAATCTAAAGACTCACCGTCTATTAAGCCAGACGAGTTATAATAACTAGGAGAATTAATTAACGTGCCGTTTATCGGGGGGCGCACACCTGTTAATTTACTTACTGACGTAGCAGATTCAACTTTAGTATAAATAGTAATTAAGCCCTCTTCTATTCCGTGAGGCACTTCAAAAACCAGCTTTCTTTTTGAAGGCCAATTGTGATTTGCTACTCGAGTTTCACCAACAAATACCCCCGTTACATCTTCAAAATAGTTACCTTTAACCGTTACTTCGTCTCCCCACTCCTGCGATGTCGGAGAAAATTCAGATATAACTGGAGCACCAACGTATCTGTAAGTTTGAGCTCCCGTATAGCAACCAACGGAGTTACATACTACAATTTTATTGTGGTCTGGCAAACAGCAAGGAACATGAAGTTTAACCTTGGATTCATTTTCAAAAGAGTTTGGTACGATTTCAGCTTGGTTAGCCTCAGATATAGAATTCCAATAAAACTTAGTGTCCGCATTATGGTAAATATTTTCACCACTTACAGTTAACTGTTCAAATTGTTTTATGACCTTCATTATATTATTTCACTTACATCTAAATGGCCCGTGCCAATCATGAAGTTATTATTGTTAGTTTGATATGCTCCACTTATATATTTAATTTTATACTCGCCCTCTTCGAAGTCGTCTTCCCAGCATGCCGTTCCGCTGTTTGAAATGGTTTTGTTGCAGTATTGTTGAACTCCAGCTCTCACCTTCTCACACCCAGCAGTCAAGTTGGTTTCGTAGCCGCTACATGATGTGTTGAGAGTCACATTTAATTTCCTTACTACGTCATCGCCTTTCGCTGCGGTTCCTGTGCTTGACCACATTTGTCTATCTCTTTCTAGGGTTACATCAAAAGTCGTACTTGGACAATCAACATCAACCGTACCAACAGTTTTCTGCCCGCTAACGACTGGGTTGTAATTAACGTAATACCTACTTGAGAAAAATCCTGTCACGCTCGAAAACCAAGTTCCGTTTGCTCCAGAAAATGCAGTGGGAGTATTAAAGCTTATAGGCGCATTAGATGTATTGGTTTGACTAATTAATGCGTTTTCACCCAGTCTATCGTCGTAACATTTGCCGCTGTAATAAAATTCATTAGCGTACGTGGTTCTTCTGGAGTTTGCCTCCGCCTCAGTTGCACCCGTGGCAAATATAGCGCACCCTTCGTACGGTCCAGCTTGAACACCCGTGGATATAGAATATGAACTTATATTATAATCAGAATATTCCCCAGAAAGAGATACATTAGTAGAGTGTATCAAGCCCGTCAAAATTCCAGTTAAATATGATTCTAAAGTGCATTCTCCGCTGCAAGGGTAGTCTCCAGAAACACATTCATCACCAGAGATGTTATTCGTTGTAAAATAAGACGTTCCTCCCATAGCGGAATGGTTTGGGCAGAAAGGGTAGATGTCGCTGTAAAAATTGCTGCTTTGCCACATCCTTGGCATGTTAACTTTCGTAGATGCTCCAGAATTTCCTGGAACCCCACAGTGGTATACCCCATCTTGAGAGCCTAATACGTCAGCCGCGTTCCCTCCACCATGCGTACCGTCTTGATAGATGGATAAATAGAACGGATGATTAGCATTCGAAGGGTCGGATTGGTCAAATTTATATATCTTCATCCCCGTGACCCCAAAACCACAATCGTTATGGTATTCTAAATAACGATTAAAGTCATTACTCCACGAGGTATCGCCCGAGCCGCTTATAAAAAACTCATTCTGCGAAACGCCGTCGCCGTTGTCGGCAACTTTTATATAATATGTAACGTGTGGTTCTGGCATTTTAACAGTATCCGTATGTTATTCCAGTTAAGTTCAGGGTTGTGTTTATAGTAGTGGAGGAAAGTACATAATTTCCAGTTAAACATTGAGAATAGCTAATGTCTTTTTGAGATTCAATTTGCAGTTTGGCTTGAGCCTCAGTGCCAGCCACACCGCTAATCTTATTATTAAATTGATAATTGCTAGAATTCGTGTGCGCGTAACTAGTGGTCAAATTATCTCCTCCCGGATATCCGTTAGGATACAAATCGTTCATTCCAGATAACTTTATGTTTTCCCAAGCGGGTAAAGTATAGTCTGAAAACGAAGCGGTTGGATAAGGGTAATTTATGCCGCTCTTGTATACGCTCGCCTCTCTGGCGCTAACGTAATCATGATTCCAATTGGTTATAATATAACCTGGATGCGAATTTAATTGTTGAATAACGCTTCCGGAGCTGGCGGCATTGCTATACCCTGTCCCGCTTAAGTATATAGTTGGGAAGCTGGAAGAGTTAAGTATCTCAGTACTGTATAAGAATCCGCTTTGAGCGCATGATAGATATGGCCTTTCGTTTGCGTAAGCGTTGAAGTCGCTTATGCACAAATTTTTAATAGGAACTATAGACGGATGATTTCCTGTCTGGCCAGTTATAAGACCCGTCATCATGCCGCTTCTGTAAAAAGAAGAAGCGTTCGATATGTAGGTGTTGCCAGAATTAGTTATGTTGCATAAACAGGGTTGTAAAGCATAAGAGAAGGCGTCGTAAGAGTCTCCGTACTCATCTGTAGTATATATACCACTGTTAAACATGTTGGCGGCTAACTTTGCGCTCTTAACGATGGTCTGACCCGTTGATTTTATGTAGTAATAATCCGTGCTATTAAATGAACTGTCATATTCATAGCCCAACTTAAACGTAGTGGAGCCGCTGGTTATCCCGCTATTCCTCATAGACAAGCAAATCTTGTCAGGTTTTTTAGCTGTAGTAAATGAATACTGAGAGTTATATTTAGCTACCTCTAAAGCGCCTTGCGTGTCGTAAGTAGTAGGCTCGTTAATCAGAACCGAGCTAGAGATGGGAACGTTAGATTGGTTTATAACTGGGGAATCGATTATAGATATTATATCATTAGCGCTAGCGGAACCGTGCGTTCCTTGAATTGATAAATCATACAGCCCTTGATTCAGGCCACTGGCTGGAACATTAAGGGTTGTATTGGTGTGGCTAAAGCTGGGGTCGGATAAGAGATTGACAGAAGTCCCCTTCTGGTCTGTTAAAGTCGCGCTAGAAAGCCCAGTTATATTAGAGCCTATAACAGACATAGACTCAGTTGAGCCCTTTTTACGCACTAAAAACTGATTGGGTAAAATAGAAAGACTTAAACTCGCAGCGCTAGGAGCAGCGTTGGACAGGCTTTTATAGTTCTCTACAGACTCAGACGTTACTCCAGACGGGCCAAGGACTTTAACTTTATGATTAAAAACGCCAGCAGGAACAGAGCCAGACAAGCGCGTATTACTGACTCTTTGGAAAGTTACCCCAGAGTCGTTAATAGAAACGTTAGAAACGTCATGTAGAGCGTAACCGTAAATATTCAGAGGGTCGCCCTGCTCACCTTCCGCTGGTGAAAAAGACGTAATTAAAGGAATAGGTACAAATTTATAATTAGTGGCCTCGGACCTAGGCGTTAAGCAGGTTACAGCCACAGACGCCTTCTGGTTTATAAAGTTGCCCGTGTCTTCTATCGCGCCTATAGCCAACCAATCTCCAGAAGCATCCTCAAACGCAGCGTAATTAGAAACCCTAGTTGAAGCGGAAGTATAACCACTGTTGGTATAAGAGCCGTCGTCTCCACACAAACCGCTTGCGTATGCGTTATACAATCTTCCAGAGGCTAAGGCTTGGGTAGAGCCAGTAGCGTTCAAGTTACAAATAGTGACAGCAGAAAGAGCGTTTGAGTAAGAGGCGGCTCCAGATGTACATGAGTTACTGAAGCCGCTAGCTACGACCTCTGCGTTAAGATTCGAAAATGCCCCAGTTTGCTTATACCCCGTAGCGTCTACATTATGAGTCCGTGTTTCGGGGGTCTTTTTAAAAGTGACATAATCCCAATTAGCATCCTCTGGAACCTTTGCTAAAATCGTGGTGTTATTTGATTGAGCTTTTGCGTTTTGAGAAAGCCCGCTACCAAAATAGACGCCAGTAATCGCGCCCGCTTGCGTTACGTTAAACGGTACTGTCTGCCCTATATTTCCACTGATTACTGACATTACGGTACAAAGATTGAGTCGATTGATATGGCTGGCCTAATGATTTCTCCTCCAGCGGTTATTACTTTATAAGGCCCGCTCCTAGCGAACCTTGGAATTTTTACTTTAATTTCTGTATCTGATATGGATATAAATTCATTTACTCTAACGTTATTATTGAAATAAACTGCGGTTGTAGAGCCTAAGTTTGTTCCTGTAATAGTGAAGGTTTGTCCTACGCTTAAAGACTGACCGCTTGGCGCGTCGTTTGTTATGGTGGGCGCTCCCCCATAAGAGCTAGACTCAACACTTAAAGCGGCCCTTATTTTTTGACCATGACTTATGCTTACGTCTTTAGATGTTAATGTTCCAGCGACCTTATAGGTTTCTCCTCCTATATTAAAATCTATCGTCACAGATTTGCCAGTATACGCCAAAGCCTCTTGAAAGTTATACGTGTCTATATCGACGCTAGAGAGCCTTTTTCCAAACCGTATGTCTGACGGTATTAAATCACCATGTTTATAAACGGGCTCCACATTTTGAGACAAGTTATAATTTAAACTTTGAATCTTCGAGTCAGCATCTATACCTTGGAGGGCAAGCTGCATATCAGAAAATTGAAGGTACTTATTGTCTTGGTCAGGTAACGTAGCGGGAGAAAACGTACCTCCAAAATCCTCAAAGAAGTCTATGTCAGCGTTTATCCTTACTGGCCCAAAAGGGTCGGCGTTAAATGAGTATGAGGTCAGGTATCCTTTCTGTAGGGTCAGCCCAGCCACCTCAAATGGAATAGGAGCCTTAGCCTCCAAGAAGGGCTTTAAAGGGTCTGCTCCAGTTAGATAGTAGGATATACTAAGAGAGCTTTTAACCCCTGCTGAAGCGGGCCTATCAAATGCTCCAACCCTATCGGCCTGTTTGGTTTCAGAAAGCTCAGGGTTTACGCTAAAACTAGCAGAATCGACTAAAATAGCCTTTCCGTTAATTTTAAAATAGATGTTGTTATAATTGTAGTATAATGCCATCCTTAAACCTTGTTCCTTATTTTACTATTTACACTGATAATCCGCAAGAATATTTTATTTTCTAGCTGTATACGTGTAAAATAAAGTGAGGAAAAAGGAATATGGCATCTATATATGAAATAGACAATTTCGTAGCAGGTTCAAGCAGCTACGTAAAAAATGACATAGTACTCTGTGGGCCCTGTGGGAACGCAGAACAAGATAGTGGTCGTTATTTTTACTATACAGGACCAGATAGCACATATGCCCCCACGCCTGGCAACTCAGCCCAAACAGTATGGGGCGGTTACACCACCTACAACAACGCCGTAATCCCCCATTTTTTCTGGGTGCCAGATTACGGGACAAGCGTCTCGTCAGAACCTAAAGTAGAAGTTATTCAATTTGGTGACGGATACGAACAAAGAGCCCCACAAAACATCAGCGCAGACTTGTTAAAAGTAGACGTGACTTTTGACAATAGAGACGAAAAAGAGGTTACAGCTATGGCCCACTTCCTACATACCAGAGGAGCTAAAGACGCATTCGCTTTCACCCCGCCCTCCCCTTATGGTTCAATGAAAAAATTTGTATGTAGAAGTTGGGATATCAACATGAATTTTCATAATAACTTCAGCTTGAAAGCCTCGTTCGAAGAAGTAGTTAGCTAATATGAATCCAAACACATCAAAGGTATCAACTAAGAAGGTCGCAGAGAGCGCAATGTCTCTGGAGCCTTCGGCTATCGTAACGCTTTTTGAAATTGATGTCAGCGACTTAATCGCTAGAGGGGAAAGACATGTATACTCTGACATCGGTGAGCCAATTAGAAGCCAGCTCAGGTTCCACAATAACTTAAAACTAATACAAAACAGCATAATTTGGAATGGCAGCGATTATTTCCCAGCTCCGATTAAGGCCGACGGGTTTGAAACCTCAGCTAAGGGCTCTCCTCCAACGCCTAAGCTCACGCTAACCATCAACCCTAAGGGGTTAGATGAAGAAACCCAACATAGAATCAAGTACATTAAATACGCTATCAGAGATTTAGATAGCTTAGTAGGAGCTAAAGTAACCCGCACAAGGACCTTCGCAAAGTATATTGACGGTTTAAACTTCTACGATAATTATGGAGTAGTCACAGGCCCAGTAGAGGGTCAGCAAAAGCTCAAATCAAATATCCTTCAGCCCCCAGAAGGTTTCGACCCAGACCCAAATGCTTACTTCCCTCAAGACGTTTACTTTATAGATAGAAAGTCTGGAGAAAACAAAAACACAGTTGAATTTGAATTGGCTAGCCCGTTCGACTTACAAGGCTTAAAGTTGCCAGCAAGAGTCGTCACAGAACACAACTGCGTTTGGACTTACAGAGGGGAAGGGTGTTGCTACGAATACAATACAGTAAAGCAAACAGGGGTTACAGATATACACTATAACGAAGATGGAAATTGCAAAGTCACAGCAGACGGAACCGCACCTCCCTTGGCTACGTTCAAAAATGAAAAGATAAGCAAAATTATAGGGACCTCTTTGAAACACACTTCATCGTCTGGGTATGTGCCGGGTGAGTTATGGGACCAAAGCAAAACCTATAGCGTGGGGCAATACGTTAGAGTCAACCTAAAGGGCGTAAATTACTATTATGTTTCCAGAGGTCAGGTCAATGGCGTGAACAACCTAGGCAAGCCACCGCCCCATGAGACTTTTTGGGTTGCAGACGAATGCTCTAAAGAACTCAAGGGCTGCGCATTGCGATGGAGAGAAAATCCAGAGCTTACAGCCCAACAAGCAACTACTGAGCCCCTGCCCATAGGCGCGTTCCCAACTTCTAGAAGAGGGGGTACTTCGTGACCCTATCTCAAGACATAAAATCTTTTATTAAGCTTCACGCAAAAAACGAAGCCCCAGAAGAATGCTGCGGATTTATACTAAACGACTCCACGGCCCGTAAAGCTAATAACTCATCCCAAAATAAAAGTCAAAGATTTAGCATCTCAGCCGAAGACTATTTGCAAGCCGCACGTTCAGGTAGGATAACCGCTATATATCACTCTCACCCTTCGACTGACGCAACTTTTTCTGAATACGATAAATTTAATAGCATCAATCATAATCTTATATATGTGTTATACTCTTTAAAAGACAACTCTTTTAGCCAGTTTGACCCGTCTCTTTCCTCGTTCAATGAATACGTCGGAAGAAACTTCGACATAGGAAAGACGGATTGTTTTGGCTTAATGAGAGACTTTTACAAAGCCGAGCTAAATATAAATTTGAATAATTATAAAAGAGACCGAGATTGGAAAACGTATCTAAGCGAGCTCTTTGATAAATACTTTAAGGTGGAGGGTTTCGAGGAGGTTTCGCAATTACAGAAATACGACTGCATACTTTTTAAAAGCAGAAAAAATGGCCCTTCGTCTCATATAGCCATATATTTAGGTCATGGTTTGATGCTTCACCAGCCGCAAAAGAGCTTCTCTAGAATAGAGGAATACTCAGAAAGACACAAAAAATTAACCAACAAAATCATAAGGCACAATGAACTTAACTAAAGTAACATTTCATGGCAATCTAGCCGACAAGCTTGACCAAAGTCAATGGGAGCTTGAGGTGGAAAGCATTGCAGAAGCTATGCATGCCGTAGACATCATGTCTGACAGGAAATTATCTTTTGCTATAATTGAAAACGAAAAGCAAAATGTTAAATACAAAGTTTTAGTTGATGGTAAAAACTGTTTATCTAAACCCGTTAACTCCCCCGAAGAGGCGCTAACGTCAGAGCTTTGCATTAAAAACAAAATGGAAACTGTTGACATAGTTCCCGTTCTAGAAGGCGCGGGAGGCGGAGGAGACGGCGACAGCAAAGATATTATGATGGTGGTGGGTGGCGCACTTATGCTAGGCGCGGGATTTGCCATGAAGAGTCCAATGCTGACGCAGTTAGGCTTGTTTGCCGTACTAAGCGGAATGGCTAATCTACTTGCCGAACCCCCAGAGTTTGAAGACTTTAGAGAAATACAACAAGTAAACAAAAAAGAATCTTATTTATTCAATGGCCCAATAAACACCTACAATCCGGGTGGCCCAGTACCTCTTGGTTATGGTAGAATGCTAGTGGGCTCTTTAGCAATAGGGTTCTCCCAATTTAGCGAAGACAAGAAAATTTATGTTCGACACTCGGACGGCACGGAGACTTGGTATCCTTAAGGAATTTTAAATATGGCCGCAAAAAAGACAGAAGCAATCAAAGGTGTTTATTTAGGTGATGTTGAAAACGAGCGTTACATCTCTAAAACTAAGGCTGAAGTTGTAGATTTAATTTCCGAAGATGGAATCGAAGGCTTGGTTCATCAAGAGTACGAGTTCTCAGGAACGGAAGGCTCTGTAGGCTACAGTAGTTATACAACAAAAGATTTAAACGCAGACCCAGAGAAAGGCAAGCTCTGCTCTATATACTGGAATGAAGTTCCCGTGCTAGATAAAGACAACGGAAACTTTAACTACACAGATATAAATGTAACCACAAACCAAAGCACCTTTAACGCCTCCGGCTTCGTAAACAAAAGAGTCAAATCAATTGGCGAGCCAATCAAGGGGTCGGAAGAAAACACAACTTCTCACTATAGGTATTATAAAGTATATAACAAATACTGCTCCAAAATAGCCATAGCTTTAAAAGTCGGAGCTCTTGGAAAAGTAGATAGATACAAGGGCACACGCAAAGAGCCAAATGAAAACTATGGAGAGTTACTGGACTCTTCTGTTACAGTATCATTTTTTACTAGACCCCTTTATTCCTCTAAGTCTACCGATTTTACGTTAGGTGAGAGAGTAACGGTTCAAGGTAATTTTACAAGCCCATACGTAAAAGACGTTGAGCTTTCCTTGGACCTAACCAAAGCAAGAAATCAAGCCGACGATGAGACACTGGGGTACGGGGACTTTCTGGGCTGGGAAGTTCAAGTAATTAGGGACACTGAAGAACCCAAGACGCCCGACGTTAAAAATGCCACCCTGTTAGATTCTATCACGGAGGAAATCGAGTACCCTTTAACCGCCCCAAATAGCTATATAATCAAAAGCGATTTTTCAGCAGAGTTCTTTAGCCAAGTACCAGACAGGGCGTACGACGCAAGACTACTTAAAGTAAGAATTCCAAGCAACTACGACCCCATAAAGAAGAGTTATGACGGGCCTTGGAACGGGACATGGAAGACGACTAAAGAGTGGACAGATAACCCCGCTTGGTGTTTTCATGACCTAATAACGAATAAAAGGTATGGTTTAGGTAAATATATAACTGAAGCTTCATTTGATAAATGGACGCTTTATAAAATAGCTCAATATTGTGATACGTTGGTGTCAGATGGAGCTGGGGGCCTAGAGCCCAGATTTACCTGCAACATTTTAATACAGAGCCGCGAAGATGCGTTTCAAGTTCTGAATGATATGGCCAGTGTTTTCAGAGCCATAGTTTACTATAGCTCGGGAACAGTATATGCAGTTCAAGACGCGCTAAAAGACTCTGTATTTCAATTTACAAACGCAAACGTAGAAAATGGCGACTTTAACTACACAACCACAAGCGCCAAGGTTAGACATACTGTAGCGATAGTTAGATACAACGACAAAGAAAATTTTTACAAGCCCGCAGTAGAGTATGTAGACGACGTAGAAGGAATCAGAAGGCACGGAATTAAAGAGAAAGAAATCTCAGCGTTCGGCTGCACCAGTAGAGGTCAAGCAATCAGACTCGGCAGGTGGATATTAGCCACAGAAAGATTAGAGACAGAAACCGTGACCTTCACTGCTGGAACAGAGGGAGCGCTGGTCAGACCGGGAGACGTATTCACAGTTTCAGATTCTAATAGATTATTGAAAAGGCGCGGCGGCAGAGTTGAGCAGTTCACGCGCGTCAACAACAGTCAATTTACCATTCTTTTAGACAGCAAGCTAGAAGCTCTTGCCACCGGAAGAGATTATCAGCTCACTATATCTGCTCCATCTTTCTTTTTTGACCCATCTCAAACGAATATAGACAACACCTCTCAAGAGCAATACGTAAGAAATCATCACGTTCAAAAGTTTACCATAACTAATGCCTCTATAGATTATGATAGCGGAACTACAGGCAAGTCTTTAGTTACCGTAAATTGCACAAACTGTGTTAACACGGATGGAACAGAACTTAATTTAGGCTCAGTAATAGACAAAATGTCTTGGAGTATTTTGGGTAGCGGAGTTGACGACGACGCCTCTATTACTCAAGAAAAAGTAAACCAAGACATCAGATACAGGGCAATCAACATATCTGAAAAAGAGCTTAACAAATTTGAAATAGCAGCCGTAGAATATAGAGAAGAAAAGTATCAAGAAATCGACAGCGCCCTGACCTACGAAAATCAAATTACATTCGACATTCCCTTGGGGCCGAGCAGACTTGAGATAACCAATCCCCAAGAACGGATTACAGAACACACTAGGGCAATCAATTACCTCGTGCACGCGAACACCAACACCGATGGTTTATCTTACTACGCGGTATTCGTCAAAAAAGGAAGCGACTTCACAGGAAGCGCTGTCCCAAGCGAAGAGTTCTTGGTAGACAAGATTTATTCTAGGTCTCTTTTGCTTGGTAAATACGTACCAGCTTCAGAGGATGATTATTACTTTAGAGTATATTCAGTAAACTCCTTAAATCAATATTCCACAACGGGCGGTGAGTCCAATGGTTTCGCTGCTGTGAACGCAAACCCAGGTTCAGTAGACCCAATTAAAGACGTTACAATCACTTCTCTCAGGCTTTCGGATGATACGGGAGCCAACGCTTCTGGAACAAGTGACCCAGTAGCGGGGCAAAATATCAGTGGCAGCTCAGAAAGGGTAGACTTTTTCAACGGTTCAGATTTGCAGATAGTTTGGAAAACTTCTATACCTAGCCTTCAAGGCATTAATATTTCATTTGACTTTGATTTTAGAATTAGAATTTACAAAGGTTATCCACAAGGAGGCACGCTACTTAAAACAGTTCAAGCGTATAGACCCATAGACTGGGATTTATCTTTCACAACCTTTGAGCTTCCGCTAGAAGATATAGTGGATATGACCAAGGTCGAAAATAATGGCAGCATAGACTTATACGATGCATACAGAGACTTAACTTTTGAGGTGGACGCGGTCAGCTCCACAACGGATTCTAATGGAAATATTACATACTCCTATTCTTCCACTGGAAACACCAATGGATACGATAGACTGTATGTTTCTAATCCGCCGCCCAGTAGAGCTTCGGGAATTCAAGGGTTCATCGATATTAATGGCAACATTAAAGTTTTCAATGTTAGTAGGCCAACAGATGCCCAAGCGGTATATATTATAGCCGCCAAGAAGGACTTTGGTTGGAGCGACTTTATAACGAAAAGAAACGATGCGTCCTACGCGTTCCATCCCATTAAGATTTCTCCTATTACCAGCGATGACCCAGTGTTCGAAATGGACCCCGCGTTCAAAACGGACGACATGGAAGAGGCTTATGTAGCGATAGCTTACTGTGATGATTTTGATGCAGACGTTTTAACGTACGCTACGGATAACGCGATAACCTCTTACGTTGAGGCTAACAAACTGGAAGCAAGAATGTCCGACCCCAAGAAGTTTTCTAAAGTAACCCCAGAGGTTATGGACCTAATCGGAGAGGGTTGGAAAGCGTGGATTAAAATTGACCTAGAAGGAAACTGGTATGGAAGAAACGTTGATTGCGTAGAAGACAGAACGCATGAGGCTGAAAACCAAACCTTCAAAGGGTACTTACCTTTCTACTGTGGAAGAAGGGTCCCATTAATACAATATGAATCTATAAACAGTGCAGTTAATCCATTGATTTATTTAAATAGAAATGTAGGCACCGCTCTTTACCAAGACTTTTTTAGCGCAAGCTGTTTGTATTATTTACCAACGCCCCTAGCTCATAGCGGGGCTGGATATGATTACCCAAATACATACACGAACGAAACCAAATTAATAGGAGGTTACTTTGAGGATTCTCCCAGCAATCCAGAATTTTATGAAAACTCCACACCAAACCACCCATACAACGGAGAAAGGTTTGCGAAGAGCTTTAAAAGATTCAGGATACATTTTAAAGACGGTAAAGGATTTCAAATAGAAAATGCCGCTGGAGGTTATTGGGTAGTGGGAATGAACGTGAATCATAAGCCTTATTTTGACCAAGAGATACTAGATGGAATAGGAAGGTTGCCGAATTTTGATTCGACTACGTTCGCTTATGAATCTCAAGTTGACGCAGGAGCACTGCAAGCCTTGGAGGCGGTTACGCCAAACGGAGAGGACGCTTACATTGGGGGAAGTGATGCTTTCTATAATTATCACCCCGCTGGCTTCGTGCAGGGGTGGGGAGGGTTAGCAAAGACTAATGATTATTTTGACATACATATAGGACACATGATAGATGGCTCATACTTAAAAGAAGCTATATTTTTTGTGATGGCGTCCACTCAAGACCGCAAAGACTTAACACATAACTCGCCCTGCACATGAACAATAACTTAATCATATTTTACAAAGACCAATCTAAAGATGTTTTTTCATTCGCTTTAGATACCGACGAGCAATCAGCCTTATCTAAATTCGAGAAGATGAGGCCCAACGTCAATAAAGAAGATATAGTTAAATACTTTTACATCACCGAAGATAAAACGCCAGCGGACACATACGGTAAATACTGTGAGCTCACGGAAAATAAAAAGATGAAATTAAATTTCCGTAATTTACTCATCGATAAAAGGGTTGAAGAGATACGCAAAAAGAGAGACTCTATCTTGACAGGACTAGATGTTCCATTCATGAAGTCTCTAGAGGAAGATAACGACCAAGTTAAAAAGCACATCGTTAAAATGAAAAACTTCTTGAGAGATTTACCAGATAATTTTAAATTCCATTTAATGGAAACTGAAGAGGATATAATTAAGTATAATCCCTTTGGTAATATTTTTGAAGTCATTGTGATAGATGGCGGCAAAGGATACACCAAGCCGCCAAAGGTAACCATTGACTCGCCAAGCAACGGCTTTCAAGCTGAAGCCATGGCCTTCATAAAAGACGGTAAAGTGTCAAGGATAGAGGTTACTGAGACTGGATGCGGTTACAACTTCGTTCCTAGCGTAACCATAAAAGATAAAAAAACAAAAAATAAATGTATAGCTATGTGCGGCGTACCGCAAAACTGCTTCTTAACCGAGGAGCAGCTTTTGAATAACACCAAGTCTCATTACTTGGTGTCGTAGAGCATTCCTCCCGGACGTTTCTGCTGGATAATTACATCCATTACTGAGGTCTTAATTCTTGCCGCCAACTCCTTGCTCTCCTGCTCTGTGAGGTCTCCAGCGCCCGAGGCGTCTGTGGTGTCAGCTGTGACATTTCCGTTGGAGTCAACGTTGACCGCTATATTAATGTTATTTGTGGTGGTGGTAGAACCCCCGATTCCAGAGCCGTCATTTGAGCTTGCCCCTTTGCTTCCTGGCATAGCCGTAATCGTGTGAGGTTTGCGTACAAGGCCTCCTGCGGCAAATTTGGCAAGTTTACCCGTATTGAGCCTATCGAAGAACTCTGTGCCATATTCATCAACTGTATCCTTGTTGAGAACGTATTCTCCGCCCATCAACAGGGCTGGCACATTATCACTGTTCATGCCGCCCATAGCGAATTTTCTCGGAGCGTTGATTAAGCCTCCTTTAGCTTTTTGGGTTGGTGAAATAAATGCGCCCTTGCCACCCGTGAGAGCTCCTGACACGAGCATCGAAGCCGCCCCAAACAGGAAGCCGTATCTACGCCCTTGTTTCTCGCGTTGATGCTTCTCCATCGCTTCGTCTTGAGTTTTAAGGAACTCTAACTTCTCCTTCTGGTAATTGAAGAAGGTGTCCATTTTCTCAAATTTGTATTTGTTTTGAGGATTGTTCTCGTTGGTCATGGCGTAGGCTGACAATTTGGAGTCCTGTATCAACTTGCCCATCTCAGGACGCTGAAGGTTATCCATTACATATTTGTTTTTGAGATGCACCTTGTAAGAACCCTCACCAATTTCAACGGAGGATTCGTCGAACAAATCTCTATCTAAATTCTTGCCGACTTCTGGATATTTTTCAGCTATGGTTTTGATTGCTTCAATTCTTTGCGGGGTTAATGAGTTGTTAAGGTTTACTCTGTAGCCTCTGTGCGTTTCGAGCTCCTTCTCGCCGGTCTTTCTACCCAACCAATCTTCCTTATCTTTTTCGCCAAATTGTTTGTAGTTAAACGATTGTATACCCGCTGTTCTTAAGTCTCTAGCTTTAGTAAGCTCTTGCCTTCTGATGTTTGCGAGTCTAGCGATAGCGCCACCCTTCTCGGCTGTGACCACGTTAGAGCTATTGAGGGCGTCGAAGAACTGTTGTCCGTAAGCGTTTACGGCGGACTTTCTGATAACGTACTCGCCCTTGGTTAAGTAAGCTGGTACGTCGTCTTTCGTTCCAGAGCCTCCGTTAACTACGCCTCCCGATGCGTAACCCTTAACTTCGCCGCCCTTTTTCATTTTGCCGCCGCGTCCAAGAACCGCATCAAAAATCGAATTGACACCCATTTGAAGTGCGTTGTCCAGCATCTTATCAGCCATGTTTTTGAACATATCACCAAAAGCTTCCTTGAGAGTCTTGGTTCCCTTGATGGCTTCTCCGAATGCGGAGGCTGTACCCGTGCGGAAGTCCTGAGCGAATTCCGCGCCCATTCTATTGATGTCTTTGAAGTAGTCTTGCTGGCTGTAGCTAAAGCCCGCGCGAACTGTTTCTGCGAGGTTTTTAAATCCGTATTCGCCAGCTTCAATCGCCGCTTCATTTGCTTTTTCTAGGGCCTGTCTGTACTGGGCCGTGGGGATTACGCCAGCTTCGTAAAGTTTGATTGTGTTTTGAAGCTCATTGCTATAGCCTTTAGAAGCAAGTTCCAAGGTTTTCGTCCTTGCTGAAATGTGCGTTTCAAGTTCTGCGTCAGTTCTTATTCCTGGGGATTCAATAAATTGACTCGTTTGCTTTTGCGCTGCGGACGCAAAGGCGCTTGCTTTATATTCGTTGGCAGAAAATTGATTAACGTTCTCAAGTTTTGTGGTCGAATCTGCAACTTCAGCTTTATTATATTCTATTATTCTTTGCCTTGTCGTTTTGCCATCCTTATCAGCGTCATCGAGTTTCCTTGTACCATCAAGTATACCCGCGACCAGCCCATTATACTGGGCCGTAACTTTTTCGAATTTGACGCCGCCTTCTTCAAACATCCTAGTCATGTTGTCAAAATTCTGTCCCACCAATTCAAAGTTTACCTGTCGGGTGAGTTTTCTAACTTCCCCTTCCTTTTCTGTTCCCCATTTCTCTATAATATCTTGCAAATGCCCTCTTAGTTGTTCAGATATTTCTGTATCTGCGATTATCTTTTGCATATCGTTGCCGTGTTTTATCATGGCGTCATCAAAATCTTTTTGTAAACCACCGTAGTCTCCCTTTGAGGTGAGGCTTTTTATCTCGCTCGTCCCGTAGTCTGCCATCTTAGCGCTAATGTCATCCTCAAAATCATCAATAGTTTGGCGAGCTTTATTCTTAGCGCTTGTCCTTAGCACAAATGATTGAGCTATTTGCTCCGCGACTTGAGAAGCCTTTGCAACCACGTCTTCTGAGAAGCCCATGCCTACAGAGGCTTTGGCTAAATCAGTTTGAGCGGTGGCTCGTGCATTTTTAGCTACCAAGGTTTGGTAGTCAGCAAATAATCTTAATTGAGCCTCTAGCTGCGTGCTTTCATCAGCGATTCCTGCATATATGGAAGTCATGCCTTTAGCTGAGTCCTTAAGCTTATTTAAAAATTTTTCATTCTCCTCCGCCTTCGCCATGTATTCTGTTTGTATCTTAGCGGCCGCTCTTACTCCTGCTATTTCTTTATCTTTTTCCTTTGCTTTATTGAGTAAAAGCTTGTACTCTTCTTCAGCTTTTTTTCTTTGCGCTTCGTAGTGTTTCGCCTTCTTCTCTGCGTCAAAATTAGCCCCCTTTCCGAACTCTCCCCGCTTCTCGGCTTCTTCCGTTTTTCTATGAGCTATATCCTTGACTCCGGATTCCAATTCGTCTTTGGTTACATTCCAATCAAAATCCGTATCGAAACGTAACAAGGTCTGCATAAGAGCTTGCTTTTTCTCTATAATCAGTGCTATATCCTTTTCTGCTTCGGCTGATACTTCATCCATAGTCTTGCCTTGTTTGGCCATGGCGCTATATCTTTCATAGGCTTTCGTAAAGCTTACCTGTGATTCGAAAAAGTCCTTCCTGAGGGATTCGCTAGCTTTCAGTCCTTTTTCCATCTCTTTGACGGTTGCATTGACATCATCAACCGCCTCTTGGACTGTGCTTTTATTTTTATTGTTTATAGATTGGGTGGTTTCTCCTTTGGGTTTTGGGGCGGCAAGATTATTCTTCTTCAGTCTTTCTCGAGCCGCTAACACGCTCTGTTTTATAGTACCTAAGAAGGACCCTGGTTCGTTTAGTGCGGATTGGGTTAAATTTCTGCTCTCGGGGTGTCTATTTTGTAAGCCAGCGGAAGCGTCTTTCACCTTTTGTTGAGCGGTCTTTATTTTCTCTTCTAAAGCTGGGTAATATCCCGGTTTCATTTCACCTCTATCCATGTAAGGCTTAGAGTTAGCTTCGATGTGCCCCTTGTTTTGGTCTATTATCTTTTGTTGTTGGGCTCTTTCTTTTTTTAGATTCTCAAGATGTTTCTTTTCAGCAGCTTCCGTTCTGGTGTCTCTTTCGTGGCTGTAAGAAGGTAAGGCGTTAAAGGTTGAGTCTGCCGCCATTTCTTTGCGAGCCATCAGCGCGGCTATTTTTTCTAAATGTAAATTCGTTTCATAGTTCTGCCTGTGGGCTATAACGTCTTCTTCTGTAACTGCTGCCGCGTTTGGACCTTCAAACCCTAGCCTCTTCATTTCTGTGTCGTGCTCTGCCTGTTCTTTTACTGACCTACCCCAATCAAAACTTCCCGCCTGAGGGGTTAATGGTTTTATTTTTTCTTCAGCGGCAGCTATGGCTGCTTTGCGCTCGTCAAGTTCTGCTTTGTTTTTTAACAGAATATCCAAGTCAAGCTTGGCCGAGTCTACATCAAATTGTTGAAAACCTTTAGATGTAAGAGAGCTTCCCTCGGCTTGTGACCTTTGGCCTGGTATGTAGCTCGAAGCCGAATCTACCAATTTCTGAGCTGCTTTAGCTATAACACCCTTGGCTTTATCCATGCCAGAGTGCTCTAATCCGTATTTACCTTTATCAACAACTGCTTTTATAGATTCTAGCGCGAAAGATAACTTGGTCGAAGCCGGTATAACACTACCCGTAAACCAAGCTTGATTAAATTTACCGTAAGCAGTGCCTAATAAGCCGGTCATTTTGTCCATTGCGCCAGAAAGGTCCCCAGAAGAAGACGCCACCTGCTCGAGGTTCATTCCTTCAACCGCGCTTGTATCTATTGGTTTTACTGGGGATTTTGGGGCTTTGTAATCAAAGCCTTCGCTCTTTAGTTTGGTTTCTGGGACCAAATTTTTTCTTAAAAGTTTAATTGCCTCAACTAATTCTGGGGTAGCCTGTTGTTGCCTTTGAAAATGCTCCAATAACTCATCGAACACTAAGGCGCCTTCACCAGCGCCCCCTTCTTTCCCCGCCAAATCCGAGGCCATCGTATAAAGCATTCTCTTCACTTCGTTTTCATCCAAGCCGTCTGTCACCATGCCGTATCTTTGGCCTCCAGCTTTATCCAACACCCTAACTATAGACTCTAAACCAGTTAAGTTTGTTTTATCCATTTTGGCTATTTCCGAAGCCAACATATCCACGCCCCTTCTACTGTCTTGAACTGTCTTTTTTTGCTCAATTAGTACATCATCTAAATTAACTGGGATGCCTCTTTTGTCATCGAAAGTAAATTCACTCTCTGAGGTGGTAGCAGACAGGCGGTTCCTAGCTTCAAGTAAAGCATTCCCTTCTTTTATTAGGGCGTTTTGTAAGTCTAATCTTGCGGCTTCTTTTGCTCGGTTCCCTCCAGCATTCCTTTCCGTTTCTATATCTAGTATTTGCCTGAATAAAGAGTTATGGTGCGCGCCCATGTTTGATACAGAAGCTTCTCTAGTGCTCATCCTCAGGGCCTCGGCGGCGCCCCCATCTTTGCCGAAGCCCGGAATGATGCCAAAAGCAGCGCGTTCCGAGTAGTCCGCTGTCCATCCCGGTCCTTGAGCCCTTACCTGTTTTGCTTGGGCTGTAAGTTGTTGCGCTAACTTTAGCTGCTCCTGAGTCATTCCCTCGGTTGTTCCAAGCCGCGCAAACGCAAGCATTTTGTCAAAAGTTTCCCCTTGAGCGTTATTGTCCTTAGCCATTTCTTTGGCGATGTTAGCTAAGTATTGCATTTGGGTATCGTTGCCGGTTTCGGCTGCTCTTAGATACGACATAGCGCCCAATATCCCGCCTAAATCCATTTCTTCTTTATCCACTGCCCCTTGGCCAGACCTTATGTTGGGCGAGCCCGTAGCTATGCCGCCTATAAGAAATTCTGGGGTGTCAGTGGTCCATGCTTCATCATACCCTCTAGCAGATAGCTTCTTCCTAGCCTCTTTACCCGTCCAAGTTCCTTTGAAGCCCCGTCTCTCTTCAGTTAAGTCTGCATCAGAAGCGGCGCTCGCAGCATTCATTGCCTCTCTAGCCCTTCGCGCTTCGCCAGAGGCAGCTCTATAGTTGGCCATAGCGCCTTTCCCCGCCTGAACTACTTCAACTTCTTTTTGTTTTTGTCTTTGGTCGGTAAACGCATTTGTGATAGCTTCTTGGTATCTTTGAAGTTGGCCACTCAAATGCTCATCCATCAAGCCTATGTCGGTAGATACCTGCCCTATGCTGCTATCAACCTTTAGAAAACCAGCAGCGTCAACGTTAGCTACCCCATTAATTACTTTGCCAAGGTTAACTTGGCCCTTAGGTATTTCACTTACGCCATTAGCTTTCAGAGCGGCGTCAAAAGCCTTAACGTTTTGGCCATACAAGTCTTGAGATTGATTACCTACCAAGACGTTTAATACTTTAGAGTTCTTATTCATCTCTGCAATATCTTCAGACATGGATTCGAGCTTAAGCTCAGAGGTGATTTGTTTCGCAGCTATATCATAAGGGTCTGGCATACCACCTTCTTTAGAGAATGCTTTACGAGCCTCTGCGGCGTCACCCGTTCTAATCGCCATTTGCCTTTGAGCCATAAACATTTGGGCTTGAATATCTTGAGCCCTAGAGACCATTGCGCCTTCAGCAAGCCCCATAGCAGCCGAGTTATCCGACATGTCGAACATGGGCATGGACTGCCTAATAATCTTTAACAATTCAAAGTCTGCTCTGCCTTGGTCTACCTGAGCGCCAGAATAGGACGCTTTCAATTGGCTCCCAAGAGCAGTAGCGAGGTCATCAAAACCCTTAGAAAACATAGTTTGACCGCCCTTTTCAAAACCTCCAGCTCCTCCCATCATTTTCAATTCTTGGGTTTGTCTTATCATGCGCTTTTGGTTGTCGGCTTGAATAGCGCTCATTGTAAGCTCCTGAGCTTGCTGTTGAATCATTATTGAAAGTTTATCGGCAAGACTTTCTTCTTCTCTTTCTAGCTGTTTTAAAATGTTATCGGTCAGAGCTTGCGCTTCTAATTGGTTATACCCAGCGTCTAGTGAGGCTTGTTTTATTTCTCCGTTAATCTTTTTTAAATCTGCCAATTTATCCTTGGAGTTAGTTAGTATTTTAATACTCTTTTGGACAACCGGAAGTAGAGTCTCTTGAGAGTTGGCGACTCTTGTGAACGCTCCTATTTGTGCTTTGCCTTGAGCGTTCTGGTCTTTTCTAGCTAGTAACTCATTTGTTTTCTTTGAGGCTTCAGTAAATTTTCTTAAAGGAATCTCTAGAGAAGCAAACGCCGCCTTTGAAGTTTCGGCTTGCATTTGCTTTAAGAATTTGGCGTTGATACCTGTAGCTCTAGTTTGCGCTTGGGTCGCGGCTTTACTTCCTTCTGTTTGGTACGCTGCCGCTCTTTCGGAAGAGCCCTTCGTAATTTCTTGAGCTCTAGCGATATTAAACGCTTGCGCGTTCCTCGTCATTTCGTCAAATGTTTTGGCTTTATTTTTTATGATATCTACAGTAGAGCCAAGGGTGGCGGAAAAAGAGGCTAGCTCTTGATTTAAGGTTTGGAGGTGTGCGCTATACTGCTCTTCAAATTTTCTTCTATCTTCTAGTATTAGTTGGGCTTTCTTAGCTCCTTCTGCTCCCTTTTCTAATTCTTTAAAGTAATCTTTTATTCTCTTCGTGTACGCGCCCACGTCAGCAGTACCCAGAGTATTGACAAAATCAGAAAAATCATTACCAAGATAACTTGTATCTATGTCAGAAAAACTACCTATACTGTTTACGTCTAATTTACCAGATTCTATAGCCTTAAGAACCTCATCTTGATTCACTCCTCCGCTTCTGATTTGAGATTTAGCGACGTTCTCTATTCTCTTTCGGTCCGACAAGCTATCGGCGTCATTGAATATTTTCTTATCGCCCCATTCTCCTGCAAATTTTTCTTGCAAATCAAAACCCTTGGTTGCCGCTTCCAAATCGGACTTGTCTCTTTGAAGGTTTGTTGTAATCTCTGCAAATACTTCTTTAATTTTTTCTGCGTCACCCGAGGCCGCTATAAATTGAGACCTAAATTTATCAGGGATGTCAGTAATAGATTCAGCCATTTTTCTTTGAAGGGAGGCTAGGTCTTCTGGATTTGCTTCAACTGGCTTTTTGAACATTTGGTTCATCTTGTTAACGGATTCAAGGTATTTTTGCCCAGATTGCTGCACCTTGTTAAGAGCTTCCCCGACTTGCTCCAGTTCTTTTCTAACTTGAGCGCCTCTTTCTTGAATTTCAGCTTTTACGAGGCCGTCGGCTAAAGATTTAATTCCCATTGTAGCGCCAGCTATACCGCCGATTGCTGCGCCCCAAGGGCCAGCCATTGCGCCCATTTGCGCTCCGGTGGCGGCATAAGAAGCTGCCATTCCAGCGCCTTCGACTGCCGCTTTACCTTTCAAATCATCTTGGTTCATGAACTGAGAAGCCTGACTAGCAAGCATAGGCGCGGTAGCGATTATATTTGAAGCGCCACCGCCCTCGATAAAGCGCATAGCTCTGCCGCCTTTGCCGAACATTTTGCCAGCTTTCTTTTTCTCTGCTGCGGCTTTATCTCTAGCTTCTCTTTCGGGTTTTGTGGCTTCTTCGATTGCTTCAAGTTTTTCTTTAAGTTTTGCTTCAGATTCTTTGACGCTCTTCTTGTTAACTCCTGCCGCCTCTTGGGCATTTTCATTACTCTTTTGAGCTTTCCTGACGGTCTCCTCTTGCGCATCCATAAGCTCTCTAGCTTTTTGTTCTCTTTCATTAGCTAGCCTCTCTTCTTCTTCTAGGCTTTCAATTTTCTTATCCCAAAGCTGTTTAGCTCTTTCTATTGCTTTTGATATACCCTCTTCGCCTGTTTTGCCTTTGCCTTCGGCGCTTTGCAGCCACATCTCAGCACCACCAGCTTCTCCTTCATATCCAGCTTCTCTGGCCACCTGAGCCAAGCCTTGTTGTTTAAAGGCTTCTGGGCCATCTTGTATTGCGTACTGCGTTCTTGCCTCCGACGCACGAGCTTCATTACGGCTGCTGTCCCACAACCCAAAAAGGATTTCTCCTTTGTTCTCCTGTTGTGATAGATTTTTTTGTTGGTCTAATGCGTTTTCATTGTAAGACATTGAAGCTTCTTGTTTCTGTTTATGCTGCGCTTCCGCCTCAGTTTTCCCTAACTTTTTTTCTTTTTCTTCTAAGGCTTGCTGTGTTTTATCTAAAGCTGCATCAAATCCTTTTAAGCCCTCGCTTCCTAATTGTTTGAAATTATTTCCAAGGTCTTTGATTCCACTAGCTAAAAATCCCATTGAAGCCATCATCATGGCGCTATCCATTGCACCACCAGCAAAGTTGGGGACATGGCCTTGGCTTGCGCCTTGGGTTTGAACTTCACCTATGCTTTTACCGCCCTTCAAATGCATGTTAATAGCATTAGTAAGTGAGCCCTCTGTCGTATTGTAAACGCCTATGCCGCCGCTCTTTCCTAACCTTCTATCATATCCAACTCTAGGCTGTCCTTGACCAGCTGCTTTTTCGCGGCCAACAGCTTCTTTGAGAGCGTCTCGAGAAAAATTAGGGACAAGGCCTTCGGCGTATGTTCCAAGGGCTTGTAGCATAGCTTTGTGCGAAGCGCCCTGCATCTTATCAAACTCTTGCATTTTCTTTTGGTTTGCAACCATCGAAAAAGCCTTCGAACCAATAGACTGAATAACCATATCCTCCAACTCTGTGGTATACTGTTTAATCATGTCTTGGTCTTTAGCGAGCAAGCTGAATTCTCCTTGGGTTGGTATTTTCCCCATGCCCACATGCTGATAACCCGACCCTGCGTCCCTTCCTCTTAGCGGGTTAAAATCAACAGACTCTAATTCGTGGAGCTCTGGGTTGCTGCTGGCCACTAACTCGTGGCTCATGTTCGTGCCGTGTACGTCAGAGTTTACGACGTTGCCATGTATAGCTTTGTTTGCTAAACCTTTTTTCTTGACGAAATCTTTGGTTGAAGTAATTAGGATTCTGTTGTAGTCTGGATGGTCTGTTTTAAAGAGCTGCTCTAACGTGCCATAGTACTCTTCTCCTACAGATGATTTCGGGAAAACCGCTCCCCATCTTCCATACTGACTAGCTAAGCCACTCGCTGATTGATGTATCTCAGCTTTAATTTCTTCTTTAGTAACATTTCTTTCTTCGCGCAGCATCTCGGGAGAATCCTCAAAACGAGTATTTCGTCCTCCCTCTCTCGCTTCTTTACTTAGAGGGGCATTTAATTTACCGCCGTGCCGCATCATCTTGCCGTACTCGGCTGCTGATACGCCATTTTTAATGGCCCATTTTCTTTTAGCGACGTTTTGTTTAGCGTCTTCTTCATTCCACACCGCGTTAAAGGTAGGTCTACTATCGCCTTTTATGCCGTGCTTTTCTTTTAACCTATTTCTTTGGCCCGCATCTTGGGCATTAAAAGAGACCGCCCCTGGAGGGGGGACTTTTATGCGTCCGGTTCCGTATTGAGATATATACTCGGGAACGCCCATAGCTCTTAATGCTTGGTTTTGGCTGGCAGCTACTCGCTCTGGATTGATTTCTGACTCGAGCTCTCTTCCTCCATATTTGTCTTTTGTTGCTTTTTGGTCATCCTTGAAGCGGAACATCTCCGCCGAGTTAAGACCCTTCGTTGCCACTCCTCGACCTTTCATCAAGCGCCCTTGTTCTTCATCGTATAGTCTCTTTTTCCTATTTGCTTGCCATTCTTGAAATTCTGGAGAGCTGGCGTCGACCCCTAAATGCCGCTGCATTGCCGAGATATCCATACTGGCGAAGTTTGGAACAAAGCCGCCAGACTTCATGCCCATCGGCCCAAACGACTTAATCCAGTCTTTTTTCACGGCTGGGTTTGCGTTAAGCACGCCCATGGCTTGTTGGAATCTGTCGGGCGTAGTCACACTAGACAAGCCATGAGTCTTAATGTTATGACCAAGTATGTCAACTAAATACTTACTAAAGCTAGAAGCAATATCAACAACTTTGCTTGGGTCACGCTTACTACGCTCATGAAGAGCGAGTTTTAATTGTAAATTCTTTTGGGTTTTTAATTTCTTTGCGATTGATTCTCCCACTTGGAAGTCCGAGCCTTTTTTCGCTCCCGGCTTAGCCTCGCCTAATGCGCCAGCCATTTCGTTTTCGAACTTAATACCAGCCATTGCGCCGCTTGTTCCTTCTGGGTCCCAATCAGCACCAGCGACACCACCGACTAAATCATAAGCTAAACCATCGAATAAATGGGGCACCTCATTAAGCATGGTCCGCCAATGAGCTCCGCTCTTCTTAATTTTTCTAGCGGTAAGTCCAGAGGCAATCATTCTTCCAGAACGACCATTCATATCAGTACCGACTACAAGAGTTTCATCTTCTGGGCCGCGAATCATTCTCATGCCAGCGGTCATTTTCTTGACTTGAGCCTCAGACATATCTTTGCCCATAGCGCCCTTTCTGCCAATCATCGTTGTGCCGTAATCTTTTTCGTGCAAGCCCTTGTACGCGAGGTTAGGAACAAAGCCTTGCGAAGCTAGGTTTAAATTCAGCCCCAACTTACCCCAAGCCTTACCACCATAACCACTCAGCCTAGCTTTGAAGGCTTTTCTTTTTTCTTGGAACATGCCTCTAGCTTCAGAAATCTCGCTTAGTTCACCCTTCTTTTTATTCGCCCCGTGCTTAGCTTTAAATTTACTAAAGTCTTCCTCTAGAAGACCCAAGCCTTTATTAGCTTTATCTTTTCTATCTTGAATATAAGACGCGCGTTTTTGTAAAACTGGAATATTGTTTTTGATTACTCTGAATATTTCTGGCGGAAGATTACTTTTTAAAGTAGTTAAATCTCCATCAACAATCGCTTTTCTGATTTTAGTCCCACTAACGCCATCAAGCCTACCCTTAACAGGAACAACTCCTTTATAGGTTTTAGAGAATCTATCAGTCAAGTCTTCTTTGCCGCCCGAAACTCTATCTGCACCCAAGGCAATCTTGGTGTCTTTCTTTCTCATCCTGTAGGCTTTGCCATCGTGCTCAAAATGCTCTTGGACTCCAGCGTTGCTAGGTATAGCCATGAGGTTTGGATTAGAAAGTTCAATTAGCTTTGCTTTTTCTCTTGGTGATAAGCCTACATCGTACTCTCTGTTCGCGCCTTTACTAACAAAGGCTACATCAGCGCCAGCTTGCGTTGCCATGTCTGCGTGTCCCTTCGTAAAGGGCGCGAACGCACCTATTGTAGCCGTAGCTCCTTTTAACTCATTAAGCTTCTCAAACCCCTCCGCCTCCTTCAGTGACATATCGGCCTGTCTTTCAAATACTCCTAGTTTTGAAGCATACTTTTCAGCAAGCAAAGCCTCAGTAACTACACCAGAAGATGAACCAAATTTTTGTTTAGGACTTCTACCGAAGTTTGTATCAGATGTGCCAGCTCTAGCTTGGTCAGAACGCTTCTCACGCATGCCTTTAACTACATCTTTGGCCCCTTTTAAAAAAGTTATTTTACCAGACTTCGTAAACTCTGGGCTGTCAACAACGGTTTGCGCAGCTCTCACTACAACTAACTGGTCCGATGGGTCAAGGTCAACAGGGTCAGTTACAAAGTTTCTTCCACCAGCGCGCTTTATAGCTTCGGTTGTTTTGCCAATACCAGCCGTACCAACGATAGTCTCTGAAATCTGCCCTCTTTGCGCGGCTTGGTTCACTATTGATTCGAACACTTGCCTAACCTCTTTACTACTGAGAGGCATACCCATGGACTGAGCTAGTTGGTCTTTATCTAGAATTTTGGTTGCAAAATTAGGAACGAATCCGCCGAAAGATTTAAGGCCAGATTTTTTCTGTTTAGCTTTGAAGTCGGCGGCGATAGCCTTTTCCATTTCTTGCTCTTTAACTGCCTTTCCACTTAAAACTTCTATGAGACGAGCCACCACGCTTTCGTCTTCACCTTTGTAGGCTTGCATTTGTTTTACAAGCTGTTTACTTCCTGTTTGTGTTCCTTCGATGTATTTTCTCGCCAAGCTAAGTTTGACGCCTGAATCATCAGTAGTTCTTTTGGCGTCGATTCTTTCGTAATTACCAGATAGCCCAATGAATTTAGCGAGGCCCCCCATAGTTACGGTATTGGATGGAGTAAAGTCCCACCTTCTTCCGTCCTCTTGAACGGGGTCTGCCATTTTATTAATGAAATGGAATACGGCAGCTTCCATAGCTCTACCCTCTTTAACCTCTTGGGTTTGTTTGGTTTTGCCTATTTTTTTATGCGTCATGTAGTCGCGGAACACCTTATCAAATTCTTTATTCTTAAATGATAATCTTGCCCCAGACGCTTTAAGGTCATCTCTATTGGGGTTATCTACTGGTATCGTAGAAGACTGAATAGAAAACTGTATAACGTCATTAGGGCTAAATACTTTATCTAAACCCTTAGGGGTTTTCAATCCATAACCGTGCTCTCCTTTTCTTGAATCAAAAAAGTCATCCAAGCTAATATTCGCTGACATGAGGCCTTTCTTACCGAAAGCCCCAAACGCAGCACTTTTGAGCGCATCCACTCTTAATTGAGTAGAACCAAATAAATCAATACCCTTAAAATCAGTAGGCAAGTCAATAGGTTTGAAATCTTTAGAGCTTCCTTTATCAAATCTAAAACCTAATTTTGAGTCGCCTTGATAAATAGGCGCGCCCTGCTTCTTTAAGAAGTCTCTAAACCCAGCGTATTTTGAATCATCTGGAGCCCCAACCCACCCACTTTTCTCGCCGGTGCGGAAAACGTTTCTTATAGATTGAGTTGGTCCGCCTTGCAATCTTACGCCAGCCAATTTAGCTTCTTTTCTTTCTTCTTCAAATTGCTGTAAGGCTTGTGGCGGATAATATTCTTTAGCTATCTCTTCCGCAGTCTGCATCTTGTACATCTTTTCGAGTATGTCAGACTCGTTCCATTTTGGGCCAGCCTTAACTTTCTGAATCCACTCTTTTGTTGTTAGCTCAGCAAAGTTAGGAATAAACCCTTGTGCGGCGTAAGGGTTAAATCCGTGCTGTTCTGCAAATTTCTGCTTGTAAGCTTTACCTGCATCACTGCCGCTCGGAGGCATGATTGCTGGCTGGGACATACCACCAAAGGTCTTTACTGTTTCGGCGGAGTTGTAGGTTACCCTACCAACGCCTTGCACATTCATTTCTTTTACGGTGCCCGGTTTATAACCGCCTTGTAAAGCCCCTATTGTTTCGGTAGTGGCTCTTTCTTTCTTTTTGTTGAAGTTAGGAACCAAACCTCCAGCAAACATATTTGTTGGTCTCCAAGCGCCTTCGGTTTGGCCTCCACCTTGCATAGCTAAATTTAAAGCACCAAGGTCTACGCTCGTCAAGTTCCTAGCCATGGCCGCTGATAGGTCAGCGGACTGAGCTAAAGCGAAATTTCTAGCCCTAATACTTTCTAGAATTTTATCCGATACCCTAACCAAGTTTTCTTCACTGCTTCTTGCGGCGTCGATTAAATCTGGGTTTTTAAGTAGAATGTTTTGAATAAGCATTTGCATTTCGGCTTGCTTCTTCGCGCCCTCGTTCATTCCAGCGAAACTTCTAACTGCGTCTATGCCAAACTTACTGAAGCTAAACAAAAGCTTACCAACAAGAGCGCCTAAGATAAGCATGCCCGGTCCCTTTAAGATGTTGCCTATGCCCTCCAGAATGCCCTTGCCCATCTTCATGCCAATTGAGCCCGCGTCAGACTGGTCATCCATACCCTCGAGCATTTCGTTAATCTCTTCCAAGCTGTTTCTAAGCGCTGGGCCTATCGTGATGTTGCCGATGCTTGCGCCAACTTTTAAAAGATTCTGCATACTCTCATTAACTAGGGTGTTAAGAGTTTTGTTTAACTCCGCGTTCCTAGCTATAGCTTGGTCAGTAGAGTTTACAGAAGTTCCTAAGGCTCTATCGTAAATTGAAAATTGCTTGCCTAAATCACCAATAGCGGCTTTCAATACGTTTACTTGGAAAACACCACCAACCATTTCAGCGGAAACGGCCTGTTGAGATGGAGTCAGGCTATCGTAAGCGTTGGCAAAGTTCTGTAGCGTTTGAATGGCTGGTAAGGTCGCTCCTTGGGCGTCTCTAACTACAACCCCAAAAGCTTCTAAATCAGATATAACTTTTGGCCTCTGTAGTCTGGTAAAAATAGTCTTTAATGAGTTACCAATCACAGAACCGCCACGAGCCGTTACTTGCTGTGCGGTTGTAACCATCGCAATCAATTGGTCCAAACTAACCCCAGCGTCCTGAGCGGAACTACCAACACGACTCACGGCTTTAGCTAGGTCAGCAGAGCTCACGGCAAATGCGGCATCAACATTAGCAAGTTTATTGACTAACGCTGTAGAGGTGATAACGGTTTGGTTGAAGCTGTTTATAGTGGCGGTTACGGCCTCAACAGAAGATTGAACGTCCAACCCAGATAGGCGAGTTAGAATCATAGCGTCAGAAGTTCGCTTGAGCGTCTCTTCTACCGCTAAACCTTGACGAGCAAATTCTAAAGCCGAATCAGAAACAGCTTCAAATGTTTGCCCTGTATTTTTTGCTATTGAAAATAGCTCGTTCCCGAAAGTTTTAAGGCCTTGCGTGCTGGCCATTAAGATAACATTAATCTCCGCCAGCTTATGCTCAAGCTGAACAGCAGAACGAACCATGCCTTCAATAGAGCGGGTTACGTTATATATGATGCCAGCCGACGCCCCGAACGCGATAACACGAGCGTTAGAAGCTTCTAAGGATTTTTCGAATTCGCCAACAGCACCAGTAATTTTACCTAATGGTTGGGTATAAGATTTAGAGAGTAGCCCACCCTTAGATGATAATTGCTCGACCTTTCTAAGCGCACCTGTGATATCCTTCTCCGCCTTTCGCAAAGAAGCTCTATCCGCAACCGTTTTTACTGTTACTTCCGCTGTGGGTATTATAGCCATATACCTTGTTCCTAAAGTAAATTACACAGTTTTTAATTATACTCCATGCAATTTTATCATGTCTTCCATACTTAATGTCCCACCTTTTTTGCGTATTTCTTCGTTTAAATCGACTGTACCTGCATCTAATGGGTCTTTAGTCATGCCTAGGGCTTCCATATCTTCCTTGGTTGCGCCAACCACCGTTGAGGCCACGCCCGTAGCTTCCTTGCCGCCGCCATTTTCTTCCTGTTTTTTCTCTATTTCGTATAGCTGCAATAGTTTATCTGGGTCTTGCATGACATCTTGTGAAGGGGGGTGTTTCATCTCGGAAAGCATGTGTTTATAATACCTTCCGTAAGCAAACAAATCGGCTTGATGATACGTTAGATTAACCACTGGCTTGCCAAAGAATATCATTGGGTTGTCTTTGCAAAGATGAAAATTATTAAGAAAGAAACTACTCAAAGCCAGCCGCTTCATATTTTTGTCTGAAAATTGCCCCGAAACTAAATTATATACAGTAACCAGCTTCGAAAGCTCTATATCATTCAACTCATCAAACTCTTCCTCATTGAACAAGTTGTTTTCACACTTTCTATCAGAGTATAAAGTCAAGAAGATATAGTAATCATTAATTCTTTTGTCTGCGTATATCTCGGAGGTTAAACCTATTAGGTGCGTTTTCTCAGTGATTATTTTATCCAGCTCTTCTTCGGCTTCTTCTATTTGTATTTGCAAGGCGTCTTTTTCGGACTTGAGAAGCATTTTACTCTTAGTCTCATTCATTCTGGATATGAATTCTATAAACTCTTTCTGTTTTCTTTCTTTCTCTTTTGTCCAAGTTCCTTCATCCAAAAGAATTTGCAGCTTCTCTTCGTTGGATGGCAAGCCTTTTTGAGTAGCCTCTAAGAAGTGTTCTTCTCGTCTTTCATCTAGAACTTCTGTGTCCCATATGGTGAGATGCTTGATAAAAATTTTTCCGTAAGTTTCATCTTCAAAGTCAGACCTACCCCTTAATATGTCGGCGTAAATCTGCCTAAGCTTCTCTTTTGGGACTAAATTACTCATGTCAATATAAAAAAAGCCCCGTTTAAAGGGGGCTTAGGCCATAGTTTAAGGGTTAAATTTTATTCCCCCTCCGAGCCTTTATTGGATTCAACAGTGGTTTCTGTGACTTTTTCAGATTTTTGTTTATTTGATTTTTTCTTTGACTCTTCTTTCTTTGGTTCTTCTTTCTTTGGTTCTTCTTTGGGTTCTTCTTTAGCTGGCGCAGACTCTTTAAATAACTCCTCACCAGAGTCTTTCAAAAGCTGTTCGAACTCTTCTTGACTTGTGACTCTTCCCACGTACCAGAAGCTAACATAGTAAACCAGTTTACGCAGAAGCTCATCATGGTATTCATCTTCAGATTCTTCAAGAGCATCATAGGAGCTGAGTCTATCATCAAAACTTTGCCCAGCGAATACAGCCTCTTCTGTGTCGTCCTCGTTAATTACGTGAGAAAGCTGAAGCGTCCACCAAAGGATAGTTTTGTTTCTAGCTCTATTTTCTGCCGTTTGCTCGAATAGAGAGGACTGTGCCATTTCAAAATCTGTCAACTGCTGTCTCAAGTCCGCCGAGGTTTCTAGGGCGTCATTTAGCTTAGACTCTTCATCTGTATTTCGTTTTTTAGCTGGCGTGGCAGACATGCGTTCGATGTCTATTTGCTGCTCGTAAAGCTTAATATAAAGGTCTGAATATCTATCTTTATCATCTTCGCTTAACACGCCCCCATCGTTAGAGAATCTTTTAGCGAGCAGCGCTCTAGTAAGAAGCCCAGCCTTGATTCCTTCGGATAATTTAACTCCGTAAAACAGCTCGGCCTCATCAAATAGAGAGCGAGTAGGCTTCTTCAAAAATACCTTTTGTTTAGTGGGCCTAACAACTTCTTTTTCCGTAGTCACAGTTTCGCCCTTGTCATTTTTAGACTCTTCTTTTACGGTTTCCTTAATGTCCCTATCCAGCGTAAATGTAAATAGTTTTTTCATAATTACTTTAATTCTATATCTAAGCTATCCAATATCTCCTCGATTTCTCTAATCGTATCATTACCATAATCTAATATTCTTTTTCTATTACGTTGATATGCTTCCTGAGAATTGTATTGAGAGTTACTTGAATCTTCCAAAATAAAGAGAAAGTTTTTGTATAGATTTGTCACTTTGCGACGAACCTGAAACTTTAAGAAGTCTTTAGCCTTTTCTCCTTCCATACCTAGAGATACCTTTTTCCTTACTTTATTTTACACTAAAAAAGCACTTTTCACAAAAAAAAGGCTCCCAAAAATGGGAGCCCCTGAATCTTTGAATATACCTACTCTTAGGAGGAGATACCTTCCATAAAGAAGCCAGAGTCGGTGTCGTTTGGTCCACCAATCTGAGAACTGAAGTTCAAGGTAACACTCTTGTTGTCACCAATTCCGCTTGAGAACTCTTGGCTATCAAGCTTGGCACCAATCAAGTGGTAACTAGCAACTACAGTGGTTGTTCCCGGAGCATTCAAGTCCACGTTCAAGTGGAAGAATCCGTCGTCGGAAACAAGCTGGTCCAAACCACCGACGTTCATGTCAGCAACCATGGCTTCCATTGACATGCTAACCGTTACTGGGAAGTCAATTTCACGAGAGAACGCAAACTTGCTGCCCAATTTCTCCAGAGGAGTACGGCTAATATCGAAGCTCACGTTGTAGCTTTGAAGCTTAGCTGCTTTGGCGCTGTCGCCAGATGCTTGAGACAAGTTGGGGCCAGCGGCGTGCTCGCCGTCTTCCAAGCTGTCCGAACTACTATTGCTAGCTGCTGTAGGAGCAGTATCACCCCAAGTGGTATACGTACCAGCAAGGCTGGCCTTGTGTTGGAACGAAAAGGTAATATCGCCCGGTCTTAGAACAGACAACTGCTTGTTCGTGCCAGCGGCCAAAGCGTGTTTGCCGTTTCCATCACCACCAGAAGGAAGCTGGAAGAAGTTTGTGGAGTTGGCTGCACCAGTAGACTGGGTAACAGCGGGAATCAAACCTGAAGAGGCGCTGTAAACCTTCATGTTTAGAGCTTCTACGTTTACGGAAACAGTCGGGAAGTTACCCACTGAACCCTCAGTGGAGTAAGAAGTGATGTAGCCGTTACCGAGACCGATAACGCTAGAACCAGCGGTACGGTCTTGGTCGCGCTCGTCTAAACCTTCACCAACGGTTTTAATGTAGTAGCACTTTTCATCGCCAGACTTATCAAGAATATTCTTAATAGCTGATACAAGGCTACCTGTAGCAGTTCCAACAGAATTAACCTCAAAGCCCATAGTGTTCTCGTTCGCCATGTTACCAACCAAATATTGGAAGTCCAAGGAAACGGTGGGGGAACTCAAGATGATTCTGTCGATAGCAGCTAGGTTACCGAATTGGTTAACGTCCTGTCTCTCAATCGAGAAACTGTAGTTTGCATTTTGAACACGTTGTATGTGCGTTGGTCTTTCGCCCGCAGTGATTGTGGCGCTACCAGCGAGGCTATCAGCCCCTTGGTTCACCTGACAACCCTGAGCGGCAGTTCCGGTACGACTCACATACAGTGCTTCACTTTGATAAATTACTCTATTTCTGGCCATTGTTATAATCCTTTATTTACTTTAAATTACATATTATTATTAGTTTTGGGAACTGGATTCAGCTTCTAGGCCATCTCAGTTCATTAAGCTCAAAATCAATAAACATACTAAAAACATCGGGGTTTGCGTTAGCTTTCTGAGCGAACGATAATCCACCTATTTTACTAATATACACCTTATCTAAGAAGATACTCTTATTATTTTGGAGCGATGTCGAAGATAGGCTCTTATAATGATAGGGGTTTGCCACGTTGGTATAATCGCCCAAGCTGTTAAAGGGCATGTCGGTTTCATCTACGAGAGGAATCAAAGACTTGGCTTTATCCCTGAATATCGAGGCAACCGCGTCCATTTTGAACTGAGAATCCGATAAAACTATGGCTCTTACATCAATACTGGTCAAATCCCCGCCACCCATCGTCATAGGCTCATTTTGCCCACCGTTATTCTTTAAGAAGACGGCTGGGTAAGTTTTGGTGCCGTGAGCTATGGCTTGCGCAGTGGCGTCAGTTTTATTCCTCAGCTTGTACTGAGTCTCAAAAAGTAGTTTTTCCTCTAAATCGTTGGTAATATGAACATTGAAATCTTTAACAGCATAATGCCCCCTTAGGCTGGTGCTAACATTAGCCACGGGATTAGAGAAATAAACGTGTCCTTTATCGTAATTTACAGCCGCAAAATTCTGCTGACCCCTGCTTATACTAGTGTTGTTTAGAATAAGAGTGTTCAGTACGGTAGCTCCTGTGACAGATGTATCTGACACCAGCTGCTTGAACGGAGCTCCGTAAGCATTATAGCCTTGGTACATATCGTCTGCTTCGTAAAAAAACGAAGAGAAATTAGTAAAAGCCTCGCCTTTGGTCAGCAGGATATGGTCAAACCAAAGGTAGAAGCTAGACATTACTGTGTTGTCAAATTGTGCTTTCATCCTAATTTACTATAAAATTTATCTAAAATGTCACTCATGTATTTCACGGGTTTATACGCTAAAGACCTAACCTTATTACTAACCTGAGCAGCTTTACCAGAGCGAGAGTCTGTTATTCCATCGTTGGAATACATATAAAAACCAAAACCGCTAATGCCTCTTTCAACTTCTCTAGTCCAACTTTTTCCAGACCAAGGCGAGGGTGTTAGTGATTCTATATCCTCTTTCTTAGGTGTGTCTATGCTGAAAGTCATATCAACATGCCGCTGTTTCCTATCCACCCTTTTCGGTTGCCTAAACACTCTGGCAGTTCTTAGTAAATACTTTTTAATCTGCGACGTAGGATTACTGCCCGCCGAAAAGCCTATAAAAGTAAAAAGGTTTCCATAACCACCCAAAGTCCCAGATAAATTGCTAGACTCTGTACCACCCTCAATCTCTCTAGTTACTGGGTGAGACTCAAAGTCGTTAATTAACTCTCGTCTAGCTTCATTAATCCTAGCTTGCACGGTAGAAAAAGCCTCTCTTTGCATTTGCTTCGAAGCCATTTGTTTAGCTACGTCTCGCTCAAATTGTCTGGTGTTAAATTTAGGCATTATGTTGTGGCTTGTAAATAGAAGACGTAGTATTTCGTGCCTAAAAAGTCCTGAACTTTATCGTCGGTAACTTTATTGAACGATTTTCCGTCCACCTCTATTCTCTCTGTTTTACCTGTTTTAATATAGCTTGCTGCGTCTGCTTCTACTTTTATTCTAACAGTTCCTATTTCGTATGTACCGACCTGAGTTGACACCTCCGTTTGCTGCGGGGAGTATGAAATTGTAGCGTCAAATTCTTTTTTCTGCGGCACGTAACTTACATTAGACTCTTCCGAGTCTTCGCCGTAGCCAGCCATAGGCTTATTAGCCACGCTAGCAACGACCTTAACAGGCTCTTTGTGTACGGTTATCTTCCTTTTGAACGTGTCGAAGATATCCTTAAAGACCAAGGCCAATTCTGCTTTTTCTACGTTTGATATTAAGCTCGGCATTTTTACTTATTAGTTCTTAATTCGCTAGTCGTTGGGCTGTCAACTGGGGTGGCTGTATCATCCCCTGCGACCTGAATCGGTGAAGCTTTACCTAATTTATAACTAGCAATTTCTCTGTTAAGCTCCAGTTGCTCTTGATTTTTAATTGAGGTATATACCTTGCTGGTCTCGTTTCTATTGGCCTTTTTAACGTAAGAGCCATCTGAGCCCACCTCAACGATAGTATCCAAAGCCACGGCACCAAGGGTGGCTCTAATCTTTAGGCTATAATAATGTATGCTATAAAGCCTCTTTAATATTGATTTCTCTTGAATTCCTGGGTCTGGGCTAATCTCCAAGGTTGTCGTGTCAATCGCGTATTCCGTGTGAAGCAGGTTATTCAACGAGCCCACATTTACCCTAATCCAAAAAGCAATCTGCGGAATAGACACATCTTTCGGTTGGTCTAATTCGCGGAAAATTTCATCAGCTATGTCTACAATCTTCATACCTATTTAATTTACACCTATTTCAATATTTTCTTTTATGCTTTTTATGGTCCGTAATCAGCATACTTACCCATTTTTCTAGGTTTTCTTGGTCTATACTAAAGCCTTTATCCATGTATCTCAATAATCTTTTGGCCTTATTTACATAGAATTTATTGGGATGATTGCCAATATAATGTATTTCTTTCTCTTGTAGGTCCTTAAAGTAATTTGGGTGATGGACGAATTTCTCATTTTTATCCACCGCGATAGAACAAACAGTATAGTCAAAGTTGTCTATAGTCTCCTGCGCGGTTTCTCCTATAGAGCAGAGGTCGTAGGAGTTTCCCTTGTATTTCATGCAGAATCCAGACGGATATTCATAGGTCACTTTGCCGCCCAAATTGATTAGCTTGTTCTTACCTTTGACGGTTAGCTTTTCGGAGGGGAAGAATATATCTATATCCCTAATCTTTCTACCCAAGAAGAAATCCGTTATGGCTCCTCCAGCTATCCAACAATCAGAGTTGAATTCTGAAAGGATATCAAATTTAATCTTTTTAAGGTTTGTTTCTGTAAGGTTCATTTTTTATTTATTTGGTGTCTGTATTTCTTAGAGATAAAATGTAGTGTGTCGTACAATTCTTCTTGCAGAATTTCTCTTCCTAAAAAATTCTGTAGCCTTGGAGTTTTTTGGTTCACCTGTGCTTGTCTGTACCGAGGAAGGGAAGAGGTGCTAAATATCGTATTGGCAGTAAACAGCTTTGTAGCATCTGCTATACTTCTTAAATCTTTGGCGCACAGCTCGTTTACGTGACCCTTTCGGCTAACGGTAGGAAAAGAAACTTGAATAAAATCATTTGTTAAAACTTTTAGTAATGCTAAAGGGCACACTCGGTTACGGGTAGATACGTAAAAAGTACCATTAGGCTTTAAAACTCTGTAAGCTTCTTTCCAAAAATTAAGTATTCCATCCCAATTAAGCATCCCGCCGTCATGCATTAACCAAAAATGCTCTATGGCTTCGTGACAACCAACCAAATCGAAAGAATCATTATCGTAAGGTAATTTTCCAATTCTTATATCTAAATTCCCACGCGTGATGTAATTATATTCTACATCGCAAAGGGAAAGGGTATACTCTTTAAAAGAATAATTTTTTCTATCACTTCCTCCTATGTCTAGTATTTTTTGACCTTTATGAGTTAACTCGCTAGTTTTTACTACGGTGCTATAAATTCTTTTTTTTCCATTTTTGACATAATGATATTTTTTCCCATCTTCGATAAGTTTCCTTGCTAATTTAATTTTTTTTAAATTATCTAAGTTCATAAGTATTTTAAATACCTTTTATACTCTGGATGGCTTTCTACCATAGAGTGTGTTTCTTTGGAGATTTCGCCTCGGTCTAAATAGGCTTTATACCCCTCGCTTTTTGAGATGTTCCGTTTTCTCAGGGGGGCATATAGGTGTTGAAAGTTGTCTAACAAAAACGAGCCAAAATTTTTGTCGTTAAATTCTGCTACGTGCTGTATGTCGTCTATATAGTCTGGCAGCACCCATAAATACTGCGCCCCCTTACCGCTTATCATACCGCGAACAAAATCATCCAAGCTAACATTATATGGATTGTCTTGTCCAGATATATACTTTAACTCCTCCGTCAAAGGCTCTCTCAAGGCCTGAGCGCTTTTGTCTTCGGAGTCCCATCTATCCCACTGGCTCTGCGCCCAAAAGTATAACGAACACATTATGTCTTTAGGGTTTCTTATAAACATAAACGTTAACCAGCCGTTGTCATTAAATTTTTTAACAGATTCCTTAGTCCAGTTTATGTGGTGATTATGTGTTAGCGCTTCTTCTACGTTGGCGTCAGCTATTTCCAGCAGCTCTTCTTCAGTCCAATCTCTAGTCAGAGCTCTTTTATTTTTGTAGTTAAAATCCCACCAAGAGTTAAAATGTTTCATGCGCGGGAAAACCTGCTCTCTTATGTAGTGCTGTATGTAGACTCCAGCGGCTTTACCGAAATGTATGAATGCAAGTTTTCTATTGCAGTCGGGGTTGTAGTGTTTTCTTAAGTGGCTATTTATAATTGGTTTGTTTTTTGTTTGAGATAAGGCGTAATCCTTTGTTGTTTTATTTAGCCTTATTAGCTCCAACCCTCTTCCCGCACTGCCTAATTCAGAGATATGAGTATGAACAGACTTAGCTTCAATTGGTAAAGCCTCGCCTCTCCAAAATCCTACATTGTGCCGCTTGTTGAATGTTTGTATATTATAATAATCGGATATCCTGTTCATACATTCCTGCTCGAAAAAAGTAGAGTCAGTCAAATACAAGTGCCTCCAAAACCTTGGAAATCCTTTATTCGCGCAAAATAAATATCCCGCATTATAAAATCCGAATTCAAATCCTTTATGCTGTTTTTCCTTTGGGTAAAAGTGCGGCGATAAAACGATTTCCGCCGTGAAGTATTCTTGCAAATTATCCAAAACTATAATATCAGTGTCTAGAAAAAAAGTGTTATCGTGGAGTTTTAAGGCGAAGTCCATAGCCTCCATCTTCTTCACGATGGAAGGCGCATGATGGATATCGTTAGCCACGCAAGAGTGACCTTCGAAAACTTTTTCTTGTATAGCGTCTAGATGCTCTTTTTCCGCGCTTGTTTTAAATTTAACATTATCGCATAATTGCATCTTATTTAAATGAATTCTAGTTTCTTTATCGCAAATGATATAAACAGGCTCATCGTGAAAAAGTCTCAAAGTCCTTAGTAAAACTTCAGCCTCATCTTTGAGGTTTGCTGTGGCGACGAAGCAAAAGCTTTCTATTTTGTGGTATTTTTTAGGCTCATGCTTCGGGGGCGAATTTTCTAACCAAAACTTTTTCGGAGTAGAGTCAAGCTTTAATTGGTCTGAAACCGCATCGTTAAACACGGAAAGGTTTTTGGGTTCAAATAAGCCTTCCCCTAGACTACGCAAACCAATTTCTTGGTTGTTGTATTTTAGCCTCGGCTGCTCCATAAGGGGTGATTATTGAGAATCTGACTAATCTCTTCCTTGTTAAACTCTTCGAGCCCTACTGCGTCTTGAGTTATATTGAATATAAATTCTGGTTGCTCTCCCTCATATTTTAATAGAAAGTATTCGCCATCCAAAGAGCGCCTGACAGATTTGCGATTATCCTGCTGAACAAGACTAAAGTCAACATAATCTATATATTTGTATGGTACTATTACGAATTTCTTCATGCTGTGTATGTTGCTCCGTAAGTTCTACTGTTGTTTATAGAGTGGCTTGCCAGAAAGTTTTGTCTTAATTGAGAGTTTTTTAAAGCTAAATCGTAAACATGTACATGACCAAGTTTAATTGTGCCACCGGAATAAGTTGAGGTGCCAGCATCTCTTCCTATCAGAAGCTCTGTGCCTGAAGAGCCATAAAGACCCGAATTGGCAATGGTTGCAGAGCCGACAAAAGACCCGTACACAAAGAAGCTCCAATCATTACTGCCATCATAAACAAGCGATATGTAATACCAAGTATTATCAGCAAAAGTATAATCAAATTCTACGGGAGTTTCGGCACCTACGGTTAACTTAGCTTTATTAGCGGTTCCTCCAGATTGACTAACAATCAGCTTCGCTACGGTCCCGGTGGTGACGTGCAAACAAAAGGCTACATGCTCAATTCCGTTTTTGTTTTTAAACCATTGAGCCACAGTAAATGCGTTAGATGTATCCATGCTAAAAGGAGTTCCTTCATATGTGTCGTCAGCTCTCGGCCCAAGCCAGTCATCTTCGTCAAAATCCATAACTGCTGGAGGACCGCTTTCGGCGTCCACACCATCAGTAGCAGCATTGAGTTTGTTATTTCTTCCAAGATGATTACCACCGCTAACTTGGTTGTCCCATTTATGGACGTTAGAAACGCCTACGCCCGGTCTCCATTCTCCAATTAAATTACTACTTCCGTTTCCATTGGCATCTGTAACAATAGCATCAGACTGTTGACCTAATGTTTTGACTAGACCAGTTTTGTGGGCATGAATAGACATGATTAATCTTCAACTGCATAGCTACAAACAACATCGGACTCATTCGTGCCGAAGCATGTCATACTTAAGATTGCGATTTTATTTGCGGCGATGCTCGCGGGTTCCTCTCCAACAAATTTCCAATCGTCATGAAAAGACAAGTCCCTTTTGGTGGCGGCTCCATCACAAACTATTCTAACAACCATTGACCTGCCAGCCTCTTTGTTTCCTACTGGGGTACTAAAGTCTGCATCACCATTAAGAGTTACTGTTTGTAGGGGTTCGTGTTCGAAATCTAAATCAACATTACCGCCAGCGCTATGAGTCTTTACTGCTGTTTTTATAGACTTGGCTATGTAAAGGCCATTTGTATCATCAAAAGTTAAGCTTGCTTCGGCGTCTAACTCGGTAGTTGTAGAAGCAACGGTTACAAGCTCGTTTGCCGTGGCGTTATTAAGGGCGGTTACCGCACAAATGCCGCCCCCCGTAACACTTGTTACAACTGTTTGGCTGTACCTCGATTCGCCGGGCAGCCCAGTTGTCGAAGGCGTAAATGTAGTACCGCTAGGATACCTGCATAATTTGGATATGCGGAACTCATCAATATAACCGCCCCAAAAGCTTCCGTGTCCGCTTTGACCACGAGCACCGATAAGAACAGGGTAGGCGTGGTCTGTCAACGCGCCTGAATCTGTTTGAGCCGCGCCAGATAAGGACACGCCATCTAAGTAGATGTAGAAGTTGTTGCCATGTCTCGTCAACGCAACATGATGCCACGTATTGTTAGTAATAGTTGCCAGATTATAGTTATCAATTACATTCGTTTGATTTCCGCCAGTACCACAAGTGGCTACTAATTTAAGACCTGAATCATCTAGAACCGCTACCCAAAACGGACTGAAACCATTACCAGCTCCAGAGCCTCTATCAAAAATAGTAGAATATTGCGGTGCTGTCGCTTGGTCATAATAGAACCAACACTCAATTGTAAAATCATCTGAGCCGAAATCCCAATCTGGAGAATCAGCCATAGTAACGTAGTCGCTGTCGCCGTCCAGAAGAAGACTTGTTGACCCAAATTTCTTCTGCGCTGTGGAAAGCTGCGCAGTACCCACCATAGTGGGGGTGTGACGGCTTTCGCTATCGTCCTCCGTTGTCGTTTGCGCGTTTGAGCCTTCGAAATGCAACAGAGCCATAACATCGAAGTAGTTGTCGTCAGATGATACCGTTGTATAAATATCTTCCGTGGCGACGGTAATCGCTCCGCCATCGGCCCCCGTGGGTCCTGCGGCTCCCGTGGCTCCAGCGGCTCCAGTAGCTCCAGCGGCTCCAGCAGAACCGTTACTACCTGCTGCGCCAGCGGCTCCCGTGGGTCCTGCGGCTCCAGTAGCTCCAGCGGCTCCAGCAGAACCGTTACTACCTGCTGCGCCAGCGGCTCCCGTGGGTCCTGCGGCTCCTGCGGCTCCTGCGGCTCCCGTAGCACCTGCGGCTCCAGCAGCGCCATCGCTGCCGTTACTGCCCGCTGCGCCAGCGGCTCCCGTGGGTCCTGCGGCTCCTGCGGCTCCTGTAGCGCCAGCGGCACCAGCAGCG